ACTTCAACTAAAGCAAATTGAAGAACATAAACAAGTTGATGTGACAAATTCAAATAAATAATAAATTCGTTTATATAATAAATTCGGATGTATACGCAAAAACCGCAGGTTATGTGACATGTATATGTATTATATACATGTCACAGGAGCACACACACATGTACACACACACATACATGTGCATACATGTATTATGATACACGCAAGCGCACAGACGTACACACACACATTTAACAACCAATCACAGTTGACCAATATTAATAATAAAAATATGTATTACGAAGAAGAACTAAAGGATGGAATATTATGGTGTAGGACTACACCAACAGGTAAATGGAGACAGTGTAGTATGGAGACTATGAGTGAACGTATTGTAAGAATGAAAAAAGAAATTCACTATTTGAAATTACAAATAGAAAGCAATAAAGAAGAGTTGGATTCGTTAAGATAACCGACTCAAACAACAAACAATTTTAGTGTAATGATAATGGTCACTCCTTAGATATTAATTATAATGTTATTAATTATCTAAGGAGTGTTATTGTTTATATGTATAATGTTATCTTCATCTATATGTTAATGAATATCTTTATAATTAGTCATCTAGTAAAATGGATATGTGGGGAATGCATCCGTAAAACTGTTTTTACTTTCCAGTATGCCAGATTTCAAATCTCTATTGTAAAACTGTTTTTACTTTCTGATAAGGTAGAGTTGCGCCCAAACTCTCCCTAATGAGAATAGGGAAAGCGAAAATAAAAATTGACAACTCTCTCTTTATATGAGAGAACTTGATTTCACCCATAAATTAACACTAATAAACTAATTATTATGCAATTCCCTAACGTTACCCAAACATTACTCTCTGAAAACACAAAAATTTCTAAGGGTATTAAGACTAAAAATATTCGTACCTTTGGTATTCATTTAGCTCCTGCTGGATTATCAGGTTATCAAGTTTGTGCTCATGCATCGAAAGGTTGTGAAGAATCTTGCCTTAATACAAGTGGAAGAGGTGCGCAATCAAATGTGCAAATTGCGCGTATTAAGAAAACTAAAGCTTTGTTTGAACATAAAGCTGAGTTCATGGCTAAGTTGTTTAAAGAAGTATCTACAAAAATTAAGACTTCAAAAAGAACTGGTGTGCAAGTTTCATTCCGTTTCAATCTTACTTCTGATGTTATGTGGGAAAAGATTAAACATAATGGAAAGAACCTTTTCGAGACTTTTCCAGATGTTCAGTTTTATGATTATACAAAAAACTATAATCGTGCAATGGACTTTGTGAATAAGAGATTGCCTGAAAACTATCATATTACTTTCTCTCGTTCAGAGGAAAATGTAAGTCTCTGTGAAGCTGCATTGAAGTTTGGAGCTAACGTGGCTTATGTATTTATGAGTAAGCGGGGGGATAAACTTCCAGAAACTTATAAAGGTTATAAAGTTATTGATGGTGATGCTGATGATCTAAGATTCTTAGATGATGCAAACTGTATTGTTGGACTACGCTCAAAAGGTAAGGCTAACAAAGATGAAACTGGTTTCGCAATCCAACTTTAATAACACATTATTATGATTAACTATAAAGTTGTAGACGAAACTGGATTTACATTATTCTTTAATAATAAGAGTGGTATGGGTACGCCTTATCAACAAATGAAAAGGTATATAAGAAATACCACTAAAAAAGTGCGCTTGTATTATAAAGATATGTCTAGTGAATTTAATATGGGATGGAAGTTACAAGCTGTAATTAACGACAAATAATATGTCAACAGAATTAGCTTATACATATTTATCAGTAGCCGCTATCATGGTAGATAGAGGTTTTTCAATCCAAGAGATTAAAGTATTCTTACGGAGTAATAAAACATCTACTGGATATATTAAACAATCAAAAATCCCAACTAAGAAGTAATATGGAAAAGAAAGTAGTAAGAAATTTTTGGAAAGAACGTCAATCATCTGGTTGTGTAGATTTCATTGCACAAGTTACTAAAGAATATGGTGTTGATATTGCACATGATGTGAAAGCATATTATGTAATATGTTCCACCACCAAAACTAAACTTAAAGATTTAAAGGAAGGTAATAAAACATTTGGGGAAAGAGTAAAGAAGGTATTCAGACGTAGATATTTATACATTGATAAAGGTCATAATAATCAGTGGGATGAATATATAGATGCCATTGAGACAATTACTATGTCTAAGCAATGTTGGGAAATAAGTAAATGGAATTTAACAAGCCAAGTTGATCTTCCTAAAACAATTAAAGGAATAACTGGCATAACATTTGAATAATATTATGATTGAAAATACACATAAAGTAGGAGACAAGGTTCATGTAGATCATTATACATGTTTTAATGGGGATGGTATATCATTTAGTGGACATATTCTTGAATATGTTAAGGATGCTCCCAACTTTGTTATAATCAGAAGTGATGCAGATATTAAACTATATGTTGTTAATGTTGCAGACATTACATCTATGGAAAATACACATGGAACCTTTACAGATGTTGAGGAAGGTCAATTCTTCACATATATAGGGCGAATCTATCGTAAGGTTAATATGCATGAGGGTACTGCAATGGCATTATGTTTTATTGATGGAACTTTAAAACGCAGTTCTTCAAAAGGTAATCATTTACCTCCTGCAAATTACCTTGTTGAAATACGATGGGATTCAAAAGTTGATAAAGTATCTAATAATATCAGCGACTTGCTGGAAAACTAGCATTAGCTAGAAATTGTAAAACTGTTTTTACTTTCTGATAAGATAGTAACAAGCCAAGCTCAAAAGAGCTTTCCAAGCCAAGCTCGAAAGCGAGCATTCAAAACATATAAACACTATTAATAATAAATCATTATGAATAATAATACTAATACTCCATCCCTCACTGCTGAAAACATTCAAGAGAACATTGAAAATGCAAAAGGCTTTTATGTTAAAGCCGTTTGGAAGTCAGATGTTAAGCCTAAAGCTTCCCTTAAAGCACATAAGCTTGTTAAAATTACCTCTGCTGTATGTCGTGCTGGTGTAGATTATGCAAATCTTACTTCTGTAAAAGAAGGTATTGCATCTGGTGAGCGTGGTGAAGTTCAATCCCTTCCGTGGGGTGAGTGGTATAAGTTCCCTACTGTAATTACACATAAAGGTGCATTCTACTATCGCCTATATCCTACTAAGAATAAAGAGCAACGTCCTAATAGTAAGTTCTTTGTTGATGGTAAGCAAGTTGATAAAGAAACATTTGCAGAGTATCTAACTCCTAGTAATGCAAAGAAACTCATGCAACCTTCTGAACTTACATGTTTCACTGTTAAAGCAGAAAACATTACTGGTGTGGAAGACTTCGATCAATTTGAACTCTATGTAGATGACATTGTTGAAGAAACTCCAGTTGTTGAGGAGAAAGAATACTTAGTTGTGCTTTCTCAAGAAATTATTACTTCAATCAAAGTTAAAGCATCTTCACTTGATGAAGCTAATGATAAAGTAATGTCTGGTGAGTTTGATGATTCAAATGTTGATGATGTTACTGCCAAAGATTCTGAAATCATCAGCGAGCAATAAAACATATTTCATGCTCAGAGTAAACTGTAAATCTGACTGGTAGGAAAGACTACCTTTAACTTATAACAAATAGAAATTATACATATGTCAGGACTCAAATCATCTTCAAACTTCGATAATGCACCAATTAAGAGTGCAGTGCCTTCATTTACTATTAGTAAGTCTAAGTCTAAGCCTAAACAATTCATTATGCGTAAGGGTAAGGAAGTATATTCAACATCTGTTAAACTTAAACATTCAAACGAATATTAATATGACTCAACTACCATTGTATAAAGCTTCCCAACAAATAATGAGTATATGGGGGGAAGGTAAGGAAGCAAGCGTTTATTCACCTTCCCTTGGTCATAATATTAATATCCAAGCTATTCATGGATGGGATAAATCCACTATGAAGTATTGGGAAGAGTATCAGACTGAAGACTGGGAAGTGCAACATGATTTCATACTAGTGAGTGTGAAGATTGTAGATGTAAATGAGCAAACATCTATAGAAAAACTTGTTCTACCTAAACATACTAGCGTATCAATCGAATACACATAACCAATAATAACCTAATCATTGAATTGATTAGGTTTTTTGGGTGAATCCTATAAATATATTATCCCTATGTCTCAAATCACAAAATCTCGTATCATTAAAAGCATCCAAACTCGCGTTGAAGAATGTATTGTCCAAGCTGAAAAGTATTACAATAAGTCATTTGAACGTCCAAGAGCTATCATTTATAAAGAAAATGGTACATGTGGGGGATGGTCTAACTATAGTACAAGGGAACTGATGTTTCAGATTGATCTTATGCGTCTCAACTTTGATGAATATATGAATGTTATAATTCCCCATGAAGTTGCACACTGGGTTCAAGGTAGTTTATATCCTTATTCCACATCACATGGTCGTGAGTGGAAAAGTATAATGGTTAAATGTTTTAACCTTCCACCTGAAAGATGTCATTTCATGGATACTACACAAATCAAGTGTAAACAATATACAAGATTTGAATTGGATTGTTCATGTGGTCACGTCCATAATCTTACAAAACGCATATCTAAAGTTGTGCTTACTTCATCTACACGTTATCGCATATGTAGTTTATGCAAAACTCGCATCACTAAACATATGTTTAGAATGAGTGATGAATTTATCACATTTGCAGCAACTCTCTAACTCTCTATTAACCAATAACTTATATTAATAATATGAAAACACTCCAAGAAATTTATAACTTCATCATTCCTACAATCTTTGAAAAGAATGATCAATGTACCAGCCAAGGCGGCTCATGTGTATATGACAACAAATTGAAAGATAGTCAATGTTTAGTTGGACGCTGCATTCTTAAAGAACATAGAGGAACTGAGTATGAAGGGAGTGGACTTATACAAGTCACTGATTGGGATATGAAACATAATGAGACTGAGTATAAAGGTTCTCTAAAGGAAGCATTATTCAAGTCAGGTATTGATACAGATGACGAAGATGTATATTCCCTCCTTGAAAACTTTCAATCCTTTCATGATGATTATACTTCAGCAGGAGGTATGATGCTTAACTTTGATGAACCTCTTCATTTTGAGCAAGACATTGATTACCTAAAGACGATTGGTATCGAATTCAATCTTGATGTATCAATTGTTGATAAATGCATCATTGCTAATACAGATAAGTATAGTGATGCTCTTAAAGAAACTTTCACAAAGTAATAATATGTTGACTAATCTTACAGAAGAATTAAAAAATATCCAATTAGGTAGAGCCTATGGGTTTGAAGAAATGCAATTGGAAGACATAACACATTATAAATCTTACCTTAATAAGAAGATAGATCGATCAACATATGATGTGCATCTATGGAAATACAATGATCTCCTTCTTGCAGTTGTTAAGTGTAAAGAACCATACATTGAAGTATGTTATGATGTGGAAGAACTCATTGTTGCAGGTGTGACTTGGGTGGATTGTTTAAAACGTAACGGGGAATTTAACTAATATGAAAGATTTAATTATTGCATCCATCAAGAAATGGAAAGATAGCGATGATATTGGCATAATGACAAACATTGAGGTTGAGGGTGTATATATTTGTAAGTATTTAAGAAATGAATATGTAAGTAACCCAACCAATAGGGCACATTGTATGGTTCATGGATGACCTGCCGTTATTGTATCTACAGTTGTGGATACTGATGAAGAGATGAATGCTGATTATGAAGTCTTGAATAGTTTTCCATATCAAGCATATCAATATGCCATTCAATATGTTTGGCATAAACACAACCCAATTAAATTGGGGGGAGATAGTATGTACTTTTCCAACCTAAGAATTGAGAAAGGTAGAGAAAAGCTTATTAAGTTCTTTGAATCTCTTAATGAGGAAGAGTGGGATTATATTAAGAACGGAAGAAAGAAACTATTAAAGGATAGAACCGATGGAGAATAATATTATTAATAATCAAATGAGTCTGCAACAGATTCAAGATATCTTAAATGACCACACCAACATTATTACAATACATAATAGTAATGAGGAACTGTTCAAAACTATGCGAGCCAATGATCTAATGGTTTGTGTGAATTCAGGCTATATATATCTAGCAGATCTTGATCTAGATAATAAATATCCCATTGATGAATATAGAATTAGTTGGGGATTTACAACAATCAATGCTATTGAATCAGAAAGAAGAGATAGTTATAAACCATCAAGTGAACATTTTGTATTGGATAAGGAAGCAAGACAATGGAGAATGGTGTCAGGTGGGCATGATTGTGTATCATGTGGTGATATTGATATGGTATGGAAGGCAAACATTAAGAAAGTTGTCTTTGGTAGCTGGGAATTCACTAGGGATGATATTAATACCATGAAGCTTATGCATGATAGATTTGATATTAGTGTAGAAGACGAAGAACTGGAAGAACCCTCAACACATAGTGATGGATGCAATTGTACACATGATTGTAATTGTGACGATATACCTTTTTAAGATATGGAAAAACTAATAAAAGAAGTAAAGGAACGTATTAAGAATACACTTGATACATGGACTGATGGTACATATGCAATCATTCGGGATGAAGTATTAACTAAGGAGTTATCAGTTGCAGGTTGCCCCCTAGGTATAACGCAAGATACAAGGGAATCCATCTTTGAAAAGGGATGACCAGCCATGATTATTCCAGCAGTTGTTGGAATTATGGATATTTCATATGTATCAAGTAGTTATCAAAATGCTATACAAGATCTATGGGAAGATAAAGGGTATAATGAAAATGATACATATGATGATTTTACATATGATGAGTATTCATACTACTTCAGACTAACTACTCCAAAAGGTAGGGAACATCTACAAACATTCTTTGACTCCCTTACAGATGAAGAGTGGGTAACATTAATTAATACAAAGGAAAAATAGGAACTTTCAATTATTACTGAAAGTTTAGAAAGTTCAGGAAGTTTAGTAATAATTGGAAGTATAAATATATTAGGAAGTAATAGCAGGAAGCTATGTAGAAGCAGGGCTGGGAGTGTTTGGGTGGCTTAGTATTAATAAGAGATTCAAATGCTTTCTAGCCCTATAGAGAGAACGCAAAAGTAGACAGGTAATAAAGTAATGGAGAGAAATGAGAGAATTGAAGAATATGAAAAGGAAATTCGTACAGAAAAAGGAATTTCTGATGATGTAGTAATTGATGTACATGAAGTTGCAGAAATGCATAGAGATGTATTTGATGCATTCATTGGATGTTTACAAAAGATAAGTGCTATAAAAAGAACTTCAATTACAGATAGAAATGATGGAAAAGATTTTAATATACCTAGTTCAGATGTAGTTGTAACTGATACTAAACATGGAATTGGATTAGTTATGGTTGTTGATGAAGTGGAGTTTTTGGATGATACATGGGAAGTTACATGTGTAGCTACACACGGAACTACTTTTGAAGTATTAATATCATTGGAAGATGCAGTAATGACAAAGGATTCAGTAATTATACAGACTTATGGAGAACACACAGTTTCTTTTCAGTTAATAGAAGTATTAGATATTGCAGGAGTAAAGGATATTACAGAGGAAGATTGATATTATTTTGCCCTAGAATATATAATTGTCTAGAAATAATAAACTCGCCTGCCCTCAAAAACGTAGCTATACATAAATATCCCCTCAATATATGTATATTTTCGTTAATGAATAAGGTTGATAGGGAGTTTTTATTATATGATAGTTCCATATAGGAAGAAAGTTAGTAAACCCTAGGGAGAAAGTGCTTTTAACCTATATGGAATAAGATAATTAGTATTCTAGGGTATTATCAATAATTAAGAATTAGGGTATTAAATGGCATAAAAAGGTTACTAAGCAGGGGTTAATGTATTGAGTTTTGGTATTCCTCAATATACATTAACCCCTGTTTTTAATGAATCCTATATGGAATAAGGGAAAAACCAACCTTAAACCCCTAGGAAGAAATGGCTTTTCCAATCAATAATAATGTATTAATTAACAACCCAACCCTCAACAATACAATGATTAATAACACATCTATATACAATACAACAACTAATAAAACATTTATCTTGTATTCATCTATTAATAATGTAACATCGGGAAATATACATATGTAGGGAATGCATCGGTAAAACTGTTTTTACTTTTTGGTATGGTGAGAATCCCCTATTCCATGTAAAACTGTTTTTACTTTCTGATAAGGTAGAGATGGCAATAATGCCAGAGAAAATACATATTACCCTTATGATTATATCACCTTACAACCTGCCAAGTTCATCTATAAATAATGTTCACACATTTAACACATTAGGCATAGATGAAGATCTTATTATTACAATAGATCTTACTAATCAAATTATTCAAGCTGAACGAATCGACTTTATAGAAGATGAAAATGGTGATGGTGATTGGATTGGTGAAGTCATTCCAGTTACAGAAGAACTCTATGAAGAAATTGGTAGTAAGTTCTTATTCATCATTGGAGATGTTCAATATCACTTTGAAGAGTTTATGCCAAATAAAGGAAGACTACAATTTGTAGATGCAATCTTACCTCTCACTAATAAAGAACTTTTTCAATTAGTTGGTGGTGTGAAGTATGATGAAAAACTTCCTGCATTTGTTTACATTAACGAGAAACGTATTCTCACTGAAGTAACTGTTAAAGAGAAGTCATTACACTTTAAGAAGAACCAGAATGATGATTACTTCTTTATATTTGAAACATCTGAAAACATTGAAAACATGTTCTACAATCGTATTGATAAGAACCTAAGAATTCAACTTACAGATTATAAGGAAGGTAATAAAGCAGATCTAGACTTTACTATTAACTTCCTTTCACAAAAATCCCTCTAAACAACTTATTCCCCACTACATAATGTAGTGGGGTTTTTACCCTATAACTTATTACTTATATGAAAACTTATATTGAACCATTCACTGGCGAACAAGCAATTCAAGACTTCAATGTTTATGAATACAATGTTGATCATCTAATCATTACTATTGATTGGAGAAAGAAACATTATCATATTCAAGACTGGAATGATAAAACATATGAAAGTGTTAACTCAGTGGATTATGCAGAACTTCGTTTCAAACATGATGGTATTGTCTATGACTTTCCTACTATTGCTAAGAACTTTGTATGTATGAATAGAAATGCATACTGGGAAAGCTGGGATATACATAATATTCGTAAGGCTATTGAACTTAGTCCAGCTTGCATGATTAGTGAATTACCTAATAACTTCATGGAGAGATTAAGTCTTGGTAAGGTTATTAATAAGTCACACATTGATCTTGGTGATTATAACATTACTAAAGTTTGTACTACTGGTGATGAATTCTCTGAGTTATCAATACAGTTTACATACAACAATGAAAACATCATTATCGCCCATGATGAAGTTGTTGAATATGGATTAGTAGATGATATCATTATCATTTGTGCATATGGTAAGAACTATGCAATTCAATGCCTTTCATTTAACAATAACCCAATTAAATAATATGGAACTACCCAAAATTATAGAAATACTAGATATAGACTATGTATTAGTCGACACCTGTGGAACATTAGATACTAAACTATGGACATTAGATGAAAAGTGTTCAACTGATAATGTATATCATTACTCTTCAGTTATTAGTGATGTGCAATTGAATGGATACGAAAAACATTCTTCCTTGCGTTATATAAATATGGCTGATCTTCCTTTTCATCTTAAAGATGAATGGTATAACACTGTTAATAACTTCATTTCACCCAATTGGTTTGTTACATGTTTGAAAGGTTGTGCGGCTGTTATTGTTGATGGGAAGACTGCATCTTTGATTATGGTGGATAATACATATATATCATTCTATTATCATTGTATTACCATGCCTACTAGGATTAAGATTGATAGTATTAAAAATGTTCGTAGAGTGGATAAAGTAATTCATTTTACAGGTATGGCAGATGATGGAACTGTTGATAATTGGACATTCACACCTCTTAAACATGGCTTAACATAAGTTATACATATACATATCCAACGTACTAAACATATGTTGGATATGTATTTTTTTGACCTAGTAGTAAAACTGTTTTTACTTTTTGGTATGGAGATTCCAAGATCTCCCTTGGTAAAACTGTTTTTACTTTCTGATAAGATAGAGATGGCAATAATGCCAATAACAAAATACATATTACCCTTATGGATAACATTAATAACAAGACAGATCTTGCAAACCTTATTGCAGGACGTGACGACATTACATTTGATGATGCAATGGAAACTGTAGAAGAATGTCAGCAAGAAATTGATAGTCTGCTAGAGTCTGGTGCAGAACCATATGAATTGCATGATATGGCACAAGATGCTATTCAGAATACGTTAGGTCTTGAGCCTGACTACATGTTCATCTTCATTGACTTTTAACATTATGTTTGTGGAACATTTTCCAACAAGAAAGGATGCACAAAATGAAATAGAAAGATTATCTAAATGTTTGTATTTCAGACGTGAACTTAATAAGCCACGTTATAAAGTGCGCAAGGTAGTTCGTAAAGATGCATACTATCTACAAGTCCTAAACTAATAACTCAGCCCAATCATTAAATTGATTGGGCTTTTTGGGTGTAACCTATAAACATATTACCCTATGAAAACATATAAAGAAATAGCCAACCTTGTACTGCAAGGTATCATTGATAATAATACTCCTGCGCGTGATCCTGAATCAAAATCATGTTTCTATCGTTATGAAGATGCAGATGGTTGTAAGAATGCATGTCTTGTTGGTCGTCTCATTCTAGATGAATGTTATGATAAATCAATTGAAGATAAACCTGCATCATGGTTAAGTTATAAAAGTGATGGTGAAGAAGACTTTAAACAAGTTCTACGCAATAGTGGTATTGATGTTGATGATAACATTATTACTGATATCTTAGATGAACTACAAGATTTCCATGATGTTAGTGAAGATACAATTGTGTATAGTAGAGAAAGACTTTCTCAACTTGCACAAGTCTTTACTAAACAACGTACATTCTTCACTAGAGATACAAAAGGCAATGACAAGGTTATTGTAGTTGAGTTTGATAGATCTTTATTGAACGAGATTTCTAAGAAACATCTTAACCTTTCTAACTTAGACTGGAGCCAATTTTAATATGTGCATGTTCGATAAAATAAGATCCCTTGTGGAAAAAGTTGAAGCTGGTCAATACGATGACTACTTTGTACAGGAAGATGAGAAATCAATATTCCTCAACAACTGTGCTGAATATCAGACTGACTATGATCTTAAACTTTCCATAGAGGAAACTGCTGAATATACAGGAGCTGATCTTAATACTAATTCATTCTATGTTAATACTATTGTACCACGTATGAATGAAGCTGGTGTGGTAATTATGAACTTCCTCCTTACTCATTATGTTTCTGATTAAGTTTATTAATGATCCCTCCAAGTTCATACGCATCTTTAATGGTTACGAAGAAAGTAATCGCACTGATGCACTGAAGTATGATACTTGGGGGGAAGCATTCTATGTTATTGCTAAGATACATATGGATGAAACAAATGAATGGCAGTTTGATATGTTGGAGGTTTTCGAATCTACAGTAGATTGATGTTAACATCTACAATGCCCTAAATATTATTTTTGATTGAATATTGTTTTCGATTAAATCTCATAAACCTTTTCGTGGGGAAAAACGTAGGTATATTGTCTTGGTGCGCTATACATAATAACATGATGTTATTGATGTGTGAGTGATACATATCACTTCAGCACTAGACAATATACCTTTTCTTCTCTCCCATATACAATTTTTTAATAGGGGTATTAAACATGGTGGAAGCCACTGGAAGATACATATTCTTCCAGTGGCTTTTTTGTATTCTATTATAGTCTCCATACCAAAAAGTAAAAACAGTTTTACGTTGACCTATCTCGTACCTCCTCCTAATGATATCATTCCAAGATATAGCAAGTGATATCATTCCAAGATATAGCAAGTGATATCAATAGATGTTATAATCATCAACAAGTAATACATTATACATATATACATTATACATATATACATACATTAATCATTAGTAACCTTATCAACTTAGTAATCATTAGTAACCTTATCAACTTAGTAATCATTAGTAACCTTATCAACTTAGTAAGGTATAGAATGTAAAACTGTTTTTACTTTTAACTATTCGCGCATGTGTGTGCATGTGTGCGCGCATTTTTAATAACCTGCCATAATGTAAAACTGTTTTTACTTTCTGATACATTAGTGATACGGAAACGATCACGAAAAACATTTCTCCACTATGAGGAAAGCGGTTCTTGCTAGTAGTCAAAATTGACCAGTGTAAAACTGTTTTTACTTTCTGATAAAGTAGTGATACGGAAATGATCGACAATGAATCGTTTGCGAACCATAAAAACATTATGTCTAAAGAAAATAAAGAAGTTGCAGTTGAAGTTGAAGTTCCAGTCGTTGCAGTTAAAAAGCAATATGCGGTGACTTGTTCACAAGCCACTAAGGAGATTCTTGATACCATCAAGAAAGATCACGATTTGCGTGGATCTGGTGAAGTGTTGGAAAACTTGATCGCTCTTGCTGAAAAGCATCCAGTCGATTTCAAAGCTCTTACGGAAGCAATGAACTCAAACCGTGTTAAAGCGGTCAAGGAGGCTAAAGACGATAAAACCTTGATTGCTGCGGCAGCTCTCATGGGAATGACTGTAGAGGCTCTTAAAGAGCTTCGAGCTGCCAACACGCAAAAAGCGAAAGAGAATCCACCAGTCGCCTCTAAGTAGTCTAACAATTCCCTAGCTGAGAAATCAGCTAGGGAATTTTTTTTTTGTGCTACTATGTAAAACTGTTTTTACTTTTGTGTATGGAGGTAAATCGGTTATGCATATTTCTGAGCACGTAAAACTGTTTTTACTTTCTGATAAGATAAGCATACCATGAATTATAAGACATTAACCAAATTGATATTCATCGCCTTTGGGCGGTGCAAGCTGCATCATGTAGAAGAATACATTGTAGATCAAACAGCGTTCAAAGAGTCTGGCAAGAGCTGGATTCAATACTGCATAGATCGAACAATCAATGAATAAGTTAGAAAGCTTATTCATTGTTATAGGATTAATCTCCACACTTTTGGTGTGGGGATTGACCTTTATCAGAATGTAATTCTGTTTTTACTTTCTGATAAAGTAGCAATATGGAAACTATAAAGAACTTCCTTATTGCTACTATCATTGTCGCCTTGCTCTTGTGGGCTGGCAGTGATGGCCAGAACAGTCCAGTCGGTCTGATTGAAAGACTGGATTTTGATGTCGATGCTGCTGCATACGACACTATGCAAAGACTTAATAACCTTAATAACCTAATAAAATGAGAATATTCCACTTTGTTCAGACAATTAGACTCAATGAGGATAGTGATCCTTTATTGAATCATGATATAGGGGCAATGATTTGTCCACAGATTCCTTCTAATAAGGAGGCTATTTCATATAGAGACGGCTACATTTTAGAATGGGTAAGGATAATTGACCTGCCCCCAAGACTCAGACAACACTTCGTTAGTGTATTTCTTGAGTGATACACTAACACACATCCACTCTCTAACACCTTCATATGTTAGAGAGTGGATTTCTACATAGTGTTAGAGTTAGGAATTGTATTATATAGAAAGGGAATTTTAGACCCCCCACCTACCATGCCAAATAATAATTTAAAAAAAATATTTTTCTAAAAATCGTAAACCTTTTTCCCTACTTTTTTTCGTTCCTAAGTTCTTCTTCCCTAATTTTTGATAAACTGGCAAAGGTATCTTCAGCAGTATAGAGTTCTGGTATATCGGTTAATTTGGTTAACCAAACATCTTCCCAGTTAATACCTAAACAATAATCAAAAAACTCTATAGGGTCTATAGGTTTCATATAGTCTTCTCTTCGTATCCTTATTCTAGGATCTCTTATGTCCAAGTCTGATATAGATATTTTTGAGATTACACCAACTCCTGCTGTCTTCCCCCGCTTGGGTATATGGTATTCTTTTGTAACCCTCACTTTCCCATTAATCACATCAATTAGGAACCATAGGTTTTGTCTCATATGAAATTTTGCATACCAATTATTTTTATCATATTTATATCCTTCATAGCCACCAACACAACAATCCCCCTTGTGAGTCTTCCTGTGCCTTTTAACTACTTCAATATAATCTGCCACCAGTCCATCGTCTATCATGTCCCTAGTCTACCCAAGGAGGTCGGAAAGTCAACCTTTTTCCCCTCTTTTTCTTGCCCCCTCCCCCCATTAATACTAAATACCTTTATGAAAAGTTTTCGAGAATTTGTTAATATCAAACTCATCAATGAGGTCAAACTCACTAAGAATAATGTGAAGACTTATTTTAGGGTTTATAGGGACGAGAAGTTGGATGATGTTGGTGCAAAGGATTCTCTAAAGGAAGTATCTAAAATTTTTGACGCTTTTAATAAACGTCAAGCCTCTCTCCGCAAGAAGGATATATTTGGATATAATAATGAAGCAGAATTAATGTCTGCTCTCAAGAAGATCCCCAATGCATTATCAGATATTGGGGACTCTGAACTTATCTTGGATGACGAAGATGTGTTAATGTATCATGTGAAGTCTCATGAGGGTGCTGTGCGTCTTGCACATGGTAAGGATGCAGGTTGTTACGGTAAGTGGTGTATTGCTCATGAGAAGCTTGGGCGTGATGGATTTCCAATGGGGGTTCAATTCTTTAAAGATTATAATGAGGATTCAGATATCTTCTTCGTTCTTAATAAAGAAGATGGGGATAAGGATGCTATTGTTAGGGATAGGGAAACAGGTGTGTTCACCATCTTTGATAAAAATGATGACACCCCTAATAGATATTTATTCCAACTTAAATATCCATCCATCGCAAAACATTTTGGGGAATCTTTGAAAGATTTTGAAATTAGCGAAACAGATATGGATGGAATTATTAAAATTAAGTCTGGTGAGTATAACGATGTAGAGTATCGGGCAATCAATGAATATGTATATATCAATGATAGAGAAGGTAGAATTGCAAACGAGACTGAACTTGATGGTAAATATTCCATTGAACGAAAACTTCACGATATTGATAATGGGAATAAATATGATGAATATGTTTGGTATAATGAGCAAGGGGAAGCCTATAAACATGCTGCTGATGAACAGGGTACTACATTGACTAGGTGGGAGGATCAAGGTACTAAGGTGGAGGTCATGTATCTTGCTTCTGGAGCAATAGGTAGTCGTCTATCATCACTCATAGCAGGAAGTGATGGAGATGGAACAAAATTTCATTCTATTGATGATGAACCTGCCAACCATGAATATGCAAGTCGTAATGGGGATGTTCATTCTAGTTGGTATAAGAATGGATTACTACATAGGGATGGGGGAAGACCTTCTGCTATATATCTAGATAATGTTTCAGGTGTTGAGGAAATGTCATGGAAGAAGAATGGAAATTTTTATAGAGATGGAGATAAGCCAACCAAAGTTATTACTTATCATATGGATGGATATAGTGAACTGCAATGGCACGGACCCGATAATAAGGTTATTCGAAGAGAAACAGAAAACCTATAAACACTAAATACCTTTATGAAGAAGTTCATCAGTTTTGTAGTAGAAAAGAAGAAGTTTGGAAAGAGGAAAGATATTATACCCCTTTTCAAGTTCCCTATGTTTTCTGTATATGGAGATCGTAACCTTTCAGATGAGGAAGTCAATGATATTCTCGCTGATGAAGAGAAATATAAAACCCTCTTTGCAAAGGCAAGAACTGCTATTGGTAAACTTGGATTCACTAAGATGCACGCCAACGTAGTTCTCAAAAACCTTTCAGAGAGTGTTAATAGGCTTACAGGTAAGAAGAATGGTGTTGGTGGATATGCATCAAGGAATGGTAAGTACATGACCCTAGCTACTAACCACCTTCACCTAGATGAGAATATGATGAAGTCAGTAGAAGTTATTGTTCATGAATGGGCACACCTCTGGATGTTTAATAATAGTAAGTCGTTTAAGGAAGCTGTGAAGGAGGTGTTTGAGAAAGTCTTTGGGGGTCATTATAGTGAAACTAAATATAAAGAAGGAGATGAGCATGATGCAGAATCATTTTCTGATAAAGATAGAAAGTTTGAAAACTTCTATAATAGTATTCTTGGTGATGAGATGACTACAAAGATCTACGATAATCTTATGTATGTTGCTGTGCAAGCCTTTGCAACTAATGCTGATGCTCTTTGGGATGCATCTGACTTTGAAAGTTCGCCTTCTATCATATCGCAGGAAGAATTTGATGCCCTTGATGTGGTAAAACTTAAAGAGCTTGTCGTTCAGCAATTGGATCAATCTTTTAAAGAGTTTAATAGGAAGTTTGATGCAGAGATGCGAGGAAAAAGATACGCTCCTAAAAATGATGTTCCTTGGGAATTACCTAATCTTACAGTGGAAACTATGAAGACTGATGGTGATCCTGATATGAATAAGATCGTTAATGATATTGTAGAGAACCTACATTATGTTATTGGTAATGTTGTAGGTGATTCTGAAAGCCATAAGCAGGATGCGAAATGGGCAGAGAATGATGGAGAGGAATATCCTCCAATTGATGTAGATGATATCATGACTACTCAGATGCAGGATAACTCTGCATACAGAGGTGCGTATGGCGATAACATATATAATCTACAATACGCCATGTATCATTCCTATAGAGATGCATGGGCGAAATATGATGCTATTGAAAACAACTCTGATCCATATAAAACCAAAAAGAAAGGTCATCTTGCAAAACTTTACGATTGGCAAGGGGGAGGATATGGTCTATCTAACTCAGATGAATTTTGGGCAACTGCCATTGATTCATTTATTAAGATGAAACCTGCCTATAAGAAAGAGATCATTAAGTTGATGCGACAACGATAATACTAAATACCTTTATGAAAAGTTTTAGGAATTTCTTGCTAGAGAAACATCTACCTTCAGAAGTATATCATGCGACTGGGCTGGATGTGATTGCACGTATATTGAAGACAGGGGAAATAATGTTATCCCCTTCTGTTGGTATGGATAATAGGCACGATGAAGATTATTATCTAAGTGTGTCACGCACTCCCCACAATTCTTTTCGTACTAATAAACCTGTAATGATTATGGATGGTACTGCTATCTCTCAGCGTTATAAAGTCTCTCCAATTAATTACTGGTCTAACACCTCTAGGAATAATCCAAATGGAGCTGGCAGCGAAGCAGAGGAGCGAATCCTTTCTAATAATAATACAATCCCCAATGGCTTTATCAAGGAGATTCATTTTATGGAGGAACAGAAAATGTATGATCCTCGATACGCTGCGATTGCAAATATTTTTAAAGACAGTAAGATTCCTGTATATGTATATAAGGCACGAAGTGCTTTCAAGAATTTGAATAAAGAGAAGGCAGCTCTTATGAGTTCAGATGAAGTACCTCAAAGAGATGACCAATCTAAGAATGATGAAAAGATGTTATCCAAGATTGAATCTGATTATGATGCTCCCATGTTGCAGAAGAAACTGCTTCAGATCATTAAAGATATAAAACAGAACCTTTCTAATATAACTCAGTACGACCTCGACAAATGGTTATCTCAAAGTCATGGTGTTGTTATTGATATGTCTCAATCGCGTGATCCTGATTCAAGAGCTGTGATGAAATCATATCTTCAAACCCTTCGTAGATCTCCTCACAAAGATTTGGCATCGCTTGTTAAGGATGTTAAGAGTCAATACGACTGGAGTTACTAATAAAAAAGCCCGATTAATTAATCGGGCTTTTTTTATTTATTCTAATACGGTTGTCGCCCCTTCTTGGTCTACTTGTATTAAGCGATACTCGCATCCATGATCATGTTCTTTCAGTTTGTATATCTCGTAATCCGCTTGGGCTTCTGTGAGAATATCCCAGTCCAATTCATCGCTCCAAATTCCTTCGGACCATTCTTCATATCTATATTGTAGGTAGTATTTTGTATTACTCATAATCTTTTATCGGTTGTAGATCGCTTGCATTACATACATAAACATCACCATCTGTTCCTGCGTCTCTAATGGAATGTTCCCCTGCTTTGTTTAGATAAATTGTTTCCCCTTGGTTTGTATATAGAACTAAATTTGATCCTCGTTGATATACATCTCCGTTTTTAACTTTTATATTGTCTTTCATACATTGCTTTTAAATAATCCCAAACACCTTTTCTATCTTCTTTAGTGGCTTCTCCCTTCATCATGGATGTTGCCTTCTTTAATATCTCTTCCTGCTCCCTGTGGTATTTATCTTTCAATACACGTTCCCAAGCCCTTCCACAGAATTCGCAGGTGTCATGACTTTTTCTCAATGGAGAAAAACTGCATTCACACATCCACATTGGTTTATCGTAAATTTTCATTACTTTATTTTTCTGTTTGGATGTAAAGAGAAGTGTGTAATTACCAATTTTGCATTCTTTGCATAGTATTCCGCCCACCCTTTAGATATTATACTATCTTCAATACGATTATTAATCCCATCTATAGTAGTAATTTCAATGTCATTGATATCAACACCTACAATATCAATATAATCTCCCACCATTTTCGGGAACCCATGTGGTCCTGCTAAATAAACTTGGGCTGTACTTGGATCAACAGGGATATTCGTATAGGGACATATAATCATAGGCGATTGTTCAAATTGTTCTTTCTTGAATTGTTGTTTTATGTCTGATATTTCGGATCTCATTGCGTTCATAACACTATCCTCTCTACATTTCGCCTGTTGCTCTTTGCGAACCTCTGGACTGATTTCACCCTCTACTACGAGAGGTATAGTTTTTGCATAGGAAAAGTCTATATTAGTGCCATCCGTTCTATATAATTGAAAGTGTGGATATAGATTACCTCTACCCCATTCTATACTATCATGTATTTCTATGTTGATGTGATCTACTCCTGTACCAACCTTATCTAATGCGTTTGGATGATAATACAGTAGAGCTAATACATGTGCCTTATCATCTTCACTTATAGTACACCCATCATCGTACTTATATAGGATATCTTTAAAGAACATTTTCATGGCTTTTTTTGTAGGGTATACTCGACCGTTTAATTCTACTCTCATGTTTGTTGATCGTTTCCGCACAGTCTATCTACATAGAATGATACTTGACTTGTATTCAGTTTAGTTCCTCCTTCTCCTTCATCTTCACCACCCCATACCAGTGTGAAATCTTCCACTTTACAATGGGCAATTACTTTAACTTCTGCATCAGGGTTGAAGCCATACAATTTGTTTATTAGTTGTTCTACTGTCATATTCTATTTTCCAATACCTCTCCTAAGCATGTTCCTCCATTATAGAACATTGTTGTGAATTCGTAAACCCCTTCTTCAACTTGTCGCACTTCAGTGATATCCATATATTCATCTTCCTTGGCATCCAACTTATATACCACGTTTTTAATGATTACATATTCCTCATAATATTCATCCAGAATTGCTTCTTGTATCGCTTCTTCTTCATAATCAACATCTTCTTTTTCCCACTCCAATTTGTGTTTAGTTGCAAACTCTCTTGGTGTAAGTTTAGTGGATGTAATCCTACCTTTCCATATTTCCATTCTACTCATATTAATTTTCTTTTATTACATAATCTCCTGAAATGACTACCTTTTTATCCTCGTTATCCACGAACGAGGCTAACCCCTGTTCGTAGTATGGGTCGGTTACATCATGCCAGTATTTGATTGTGTTTCCACTACCACCAGCACAAAACATAACATCATATGTTTTCGTAATCACTGCCCCCTTTGGAGGGTCTATTGGTCTTGTTGGTATGTGTGGCATTATTCTTCTAATATTTTAAGTTTTTCTGTGAATAGTAATGCTTTTCGTGCTTTCATTAATGCATTACCTAAATGATTTTCGCCTCTACCCCTAGCATCCCTAGCTTGAATTGGCGAACCTTTATGGTCAGGATTTTCCACTCTTGCATCATACAACTGAGAATAGAATGAATTAATATCCACTCCCCAAAAATCATCTCCCCAATGATTGACTTCTCGTAGTTCCCTTGTACCAGTTTCGATAAGCTTCTCACTAATGTCTGGATTTCTAAAGAATTTCTCTCTAACAATGTTTTCCATAACACTTACTTTAACTCTACCCCAATCTTCCCTTAGAGGACATGTTTGTCCCCATCGTTTAACTTGAGCAGGAGTCATTGCAAATACTTCTCTGTAAAGAGCATCTCCAAACTTTGGACTGTATGCATATTCAAGAGGAAGCTTCCCCCACATATATGCATGTTCACTCGTAATCCAACTTCTTCCCATGTATCTGAAGTGGTTACTACAGATGTGGAAGTTGGAAAGGTATCTATGTTCTTCAAAGAAACCATTGACAAATTCATCTGTCACTTCATAGTATTCTTTGGGGCTTGTGTATATTGTTGTATCTAACATTATTTATATTTTTTATAGTTTGTTAAGTATTCTCCTAGTTCTTCTGTGGAATGCCATGTCCAATCACATTCAGGACATTGTAGATGTGTGGAATTAAAAGATCCGTTCGGTAACACAACTATTTCAGTCTTTAATATGAATTCGGAAATAGAAGCTCCACACGACATACATTCTGGCGGCTTCTTTCTCTCTACCCTTGGTCGATTACTGCTGCGTGGTCTTCTCTTCTCGCTCATGACAGGATCATAGCCAAGACTGCGCCAATAGCAAGAAGAAACGGTAGAGCAATGAAGATATTTTTTCGAATTCTCATTCTCCTAAACTCCCTAGCGATTTCATTGGTCATGTCTATAGCCAATATATCTTCTGATATTTCATGCGTCCAATCATCTTCCAACTTTCGAACACCTTCAGTCACTTGGTGTCGTTCAATTTTAATATCTATATTGTCCATTTAGCTCTGGTGTATATTTCCAACTATTAATGGTTCGCCATCATTACCACCCAACCTATTAGTTAACCTGAATGCAGGATCATTATCTTCAGTGTCGTATGTATAACGTACTTCGATTGGATTTTCATCTTCTCTATCATATGTAATGATATCTCCAATATAAATCATATTATCCTCCTTATCAAGTTTCCCTGTAGAATTTTCATAAATGTTATCTTTATGGTTGATCAACTCACACAATACTTGGTCAGTTCCACAAGCAAGTATTATTGAAGCAGTTGTGGTGTTTTCTACTATATATCTTTTTTCTGAAGGACTCCACACTCGTATTGTCCCCCATCTGTCATTATGTCTCATTATTTTAAGTGGCTTGTTGGGTTAATAAATTTATCGTGTAGATTCTTAGACAATGGCGAACCATATCCCCGAACATTTGTAATATCCATAACCACATAATCTGAAGTTATCTCTCCCTTATGTAGGACACTGTTGTGTAGTGTGATTGATCCTGAAGTGTATACATCTTTCTCCACACTTCTAGTTATAGAACCTTGAGCTTCATATTCTTCTCCAAAATCTTTAAGGCTCCACATATAATTTTTTCTAACTTTCAACTTTCGCCCTAGTGTTGGGTGGAATGTTACATATCCCATCTCTTTCCTTATAACTCTTTTGAAGCTTCTTTTATCTCTGTTTGTCATTATAATACACTATCTACGATCCCATACTTAACAGATTCCTCTGCGTCCATGTATGTATCTCTATCCATTGAAGTTTTTGTTGCTTTTAATGTCTTACCGCAGTTCTTTGAAAGAATCTTAGTAAGTCTATCATTCAACTTATACATAAATCCAATTGTGCGCTCCACATCAGCAGCAGTTCCCTGTGCTCCACCCGATACTTGGTGTACCATAACATGCGCGTTCGGTAGACATGCCCTGCTACCCTTTGAACCATTACTAAGGATCATTGCGCCCATTGATGCACAGATGCCCATACAGACAGTGTGGATGGGTGTAGTCCTTTTAATAAGATCCATTGTATCCATGATGGCAAGTCCTGCTGTTACAGAACCACCACCAGTATTAACATACATCTGAATTGGTTTGTCTGGATCTTGCATCTGTAGGAATAGAAGCTGTGCAACAATTGCATTAGCCATTCCATCTTCAACTTGTCCTTGAACCATAATGATTCTGTCTTTCATCAAGCGAGAATAGATATCATAAGCTCTTTCTCCTTGTCCGTCATTTTCGATTACCGTTGGTATCATGTAGTTATTCATGTTAAAAATATTCCTCCTAAAATTATTAGTGTGATAGCCACTAAGGACACTAAGCCTTTCAGAGCATCCATATTACCATTCCATGCGTATTGTTTATTTTGTTTCATATTATTTTATAAATTTGTCCCACACTTCTTCATAACTCTTATCAAATATAATTCCATTGACTGGTTTTGTTGGTTTGATGCGAAGAACTAATGGAGGTTCCATTTCTTCTGGAGTCCTATCACTCTTTACACTATTAAGTAGTCTTTCACAAGTTACCATATTTTCCCATGTATTTGGTCCACCTCTAGAAGTGGGAATAACGTGATCAATGCTTAATTCATGTTTAGATAATCTCTTTCCTGTATAAGCACATGTATAGTTATCTCTTTCCCAAATATTCTTTTTGGATGGAAACATTATTTTCTTGAAAGGAATAGTTTCGCAGTTAACATTGATTACAATCTTTGGAATAATGAATACCCCATGAGGAGTGTTTATGTAGTTTTCGTCAGATCTTGGTGTTAATTTCTTCCACTCTTCAATATTTTTATACATTGTGAAGTCGGAAAGTTCTCCATTCTCCTCTGTAATTCTGCAAGGTACTGCCCCTCCACTAAAAAGAGCGGGAATCACTGATTTCCACTCTGTTACTGCCAACGGCATCCAATTTTTATTAAGCTTTAATATTTTATATGTACTGCCTTCTTTCAACCCTTTACTAAATTGGTTATGTCTTTTGTTCAGTGTTTTCATATTCTTTGATTTTCTCTCCTAACTCTTTGCCAGAATATCCCTCCTTCATCAATTTGTCAACGATTATCTTCCGCTTTACTCTTAATTCTCTGTTTTTTGCAATATTCCCTTCGATTTCATGCATCTGCATCTCCATTTCGTGATGATTAACCATCCAAGTGTAAGGAAATCCACAATCTTTATCTTCAGTTCCGTGTTTAGTTAGATATTCAAGCAGTCTCATGTACTGGGGACGCTTTTTATTACGAATTCTATCACTTGCACGAATGTTATCTAAGGAATACATAGAAGGTTTAGACAGGTCCCAGTCTAATATGAACTTGAATAGATCTTCTTCTGAGTCGAAACCTCTAGAAATCTTGGTATGATCCAATCTAAGTATCTGACAGATATCTTCTGGATCAGTAGACATACAAATTCTATGAGTATTTCCATCACTAGCCTTATATAATTCATAAAGTCCATGATGTGTGAACGTCATATTGTAACGACGAGCTACTTTTCCAATCATATTTCCCAAATCACCATTGTCATAGAACAATTTTGTTGTTGCCCACTCATGATAAGGTGTTTTGATGAAGTCGATCTGTAAGTCTTGGTCTTTTCCCCAAGGCGTATGGATCATTTTACCGTTCTTTACATGTCTTTTCAACCCTAATGCTTCAACTAAGTTGATATTAGGGTGTGAATAATACACATCTAAGTCGCCATGATCCTCTTTATCTAAGATGCCTTTAGGAAACCACACTTCTGTACATCCTACATCTTCCAATAATTGTTTTATTTCAACCTGTGTTGCTGCAAGTTCTTCATTAGAGAATCTTCTTACTGTGATTCCTAGTGGCAATAATGCTCGTCCTCCCATAATTTTTATTTTTTATTGTTTTGATTAATCTCGTCGTTACCTGTTCTGCATCGAAATCTCCTTCATTATAATTATATTCGGTTAAGAAATCGTGTATGATACTGGTTGTAATATCTAAGTGTCGTTTAAGCTTTCTCATATTTTTTATTCTATGACATAAGCTATAACTAGACTGGAACCCTTCTCTTATAAGAAAATGTTCTAAATATTTTTCTAGTCTATCATCCCTCAACATAATGGTTGGTTGAAGTCGGTGACTTGATATGTTGGTTGAAATAGAGATGGTTTTGTTAGGTGTTCACGATATGTTGGTTCTTCTTGTTTCGGTTCTCTATCTGGAGTAACCTTCTTAAAAACTAAGTCAAGATGGTCAGCAATCATTTCTGCCTGCCTTTTATCTATATTAATTTCTCCATCTTTCCATGATAATTCTATAAAGCCCTGTAACCAGTAGCAAAATTCTCTTTCTGTCATAATTTATTTATCTCCATATTCGTGTTGAATTTCCATCCATTCAGATTTCCCCATGATGATAGATTTCAATTCTGTTTCTTCAAAATTTTCCAGATTTCTATCATCTTCCACCCAAATAAATTCATCTTTTGATACGGGAAATGATGGAGAAAAACTGGTTTGTGTCATCATTTCACAATACAATACAAACTCAATTTTATATCTATTTTCTCCAATGGTGTCCGTGACACGCATTTTATCAATTCTATATTTACCAACAAAACTATTTGAAATAGTTTTTAGATTTTGTAATGTGTTCTCGACACTAAATTCTTGACTGCTCATGCGTGGTGTTTGTATAATAAGATTTTCAGTTTGTTCTGTTAATATTTTTAGCTGCGTCATCACCCTCTTGAAATGACTACTATCTTTAATCTTGGAGGAATCTTCGCAAAGTGAGGGTATTGAATCTATAATAAACATTAATCTACCACATATTCAAGATTGAAATGTTCTGCCACTGACTGAAATAATTCCATCACCATTGTATCTGCGTCAGAACCTTCTTCATGTTGAACTCTATCTTCCCATCGTCCACCAATAGTGTTGATTTCGTTAATAGCAGTGCCGAATACAATCTTATCTGCATCAGTTTTAAGCTTCTCGTATGTAATAGTAAATGCAGTAATATCTACAGAAGGTTTAATCTCTACATATCGTGTCGCTGCATTAGCTCCAGCATGTTCATTTACATAGATCTCCACCGTAATAATATTTTCGTTGTGTTCATCTCTTAAAAAATGTATCATACTAAGTTATTTTCTTTTAAAATGTCTTCAATGATCTTGGGGATAGCGTCAACTCTCTCAGATAGCTCTTTTAGATCCTCTGAGTCGCCTAGAGTGACCTCAACGTACTTTTGTAGACACTGACTCAATCTGGCGTAATAAGAAGGCTCAAGGTGTGTGTAGGCTTCTCCAGTCTTCTGATGGACTCTCTCAGTTGCTTTACTGATTATCCACCCATACTTATCTTTCTCTAATTTGTAGTTTTTGTCTATGTCCATAATATCTCTTGTTGAGTAGATCCTACCAAAGCTGTCCCTATAGTCAAGATCTTTCTACTATTATTTGAATTAAAGAGGCTTTCCACCTCTATTGTCGGGTTTAAGTAATTTCAGATTGACTGGGCATTAGTAATCACCGAACTATTTCCATTATCCAACTCTAGGCTTCAAGTGGATCAATATTTGTCTATACATCCTTTACGAATGTCCCATCAACCATCTTACCTGTGCGCTTAGTAATAACACCAAGTGCGTCAAATAGACATTGATTAAGATCTTTCCCTGCAAATTCTGCAACATTAATTAATGTTACTAGAATGTCACCAAGATCATCTTCCAATGCATCCAAATCCATCCTCGCAACATTATCACACGCTTCCCCCACTTCTGACACCATTTTAAGTGTCTGTGTTTTGAGATCGCTATTATCTAGGATTCCCTTATTCTTACTCCAAACGAGGACTTGTTCTTTAAGATCTTCGAATGTTTCAGTGTGTTCTACTATTCTAGTTGTATTCATATAAATATTTTAATTAAATGGTGGAATCCATTAATAGTCCATACAACGGTTCCTATTATTGTCCCCACCAACATAATAAAGACTTTTACTTTATATGTTCTTGTTTTCTTTGTGGTTGTATCACAATTTAATAACCATATTAATAATCCCCCACTCAACCATGCACATAAATTTGCAGTTGAAAATGAGCAGAGTGTTATTAATAATTCATTCAAAATTACGCTAACTCCTGTGAGTGATGGTCTGGACATTCAACTTCGTCAAATGGACAGTCTTCTAGAATGAAACCGTCAACAGTTTCAATCTTTAACAACAGACATGTGTTGATAACATTAAGTCTGTCCGTATCACCCTGTAGTTGATACGGACATTCATCACACTTATCGACATATTTGATTACTTTAACCATCTACTGCCACTCTGTTCTAGTAACTTGTACAGGTTTAACTTCAGTGATATACTCAAGTTCTCCACCCGCATGTGATGCATACCAACCATAAATCTTCCAATATGTTTTTCTTGTTGGGCTGTCTGCATTATGGATAGAGAATACGAACCAATAATCATCGCCCTGACCTTCCCCCCCATATTCTTCTTTATTTTCGATAATATACTTTCCAATCTGAACACTATTATTAACTTCACCCATGAAACAGGATGGAGAGTCTTTTCTAATTCCCCATTTCTTTCGATCATCTGGATAGTCTTCTGGATAGATATCAACCCAAAGGTCAGTATCATACTCTTGTGAGTCCCAATTCTGAAAGAAATCATCCATGTCCTCTTTAGTAGGTCTATCAACAAAATCAAAGATATCGGTTTTAGCTTTCTCTTCTTCAAGTTTTACAACTTCTTGCCAATAGGAGATTTCCATTTCAGTGATTGCTTCGGGAAAGAAACCAAGTTCTTTTAGTTTCAAATATTCTTCTGTGTCTTTTAGTATGTTATTCATAATTTAATTAATTTGTCTTTGTTTGACTCCAACAAGGTAACGTAATCGTCTGATTTGTCAAACACTAAATCAGAGTAATTTTCGATCAAAAAGAGAGACATCCAACCGCTTGACATGGTTGTGACGAATTTCTTGAGGGATTGCATGTAAGCACGACCTTTTGAATAAGGAGGCTTTCCATTTACTTGCGCAGGAATGATATATCGTTCTAGAGCTGTTACAAAGATTTCTTCCTTTGCCATTTTAACTCTATCTTCTAAAGACATTTCATTAAACTTTTCTTCAGAACACATAACACTTCCACTTTCAGGATCAGTTAATGTTCTTTCAAATAGAGGGCGATCATAATAAGCTACTGCTTCATGAATACTATCATGATTATAATGTCTATGTACTGCGTCTTCAAAGAATGTCTTAGAATCCTTTCCTCTTAATGGAGCTGATTCTTTTCCATGAATCTTTCTCCAACCTTTAACAAGTAGTTTATATAAAGGAACATTGATTTCATGTCCCTTTGATTGTAGAAATAAAATATCATTGATAGTCTTCTCCCAATGAATATTCCAATTTGCGTGTGCCGCTTTAAGCGTAAGCATACAATCTGGATCTAAGCAGTCAAATCCTCTATTAACCTTCAACAATTCTTCAAATTCTGGAATCCAATAACATTGAACTTCTGGAGTCATAGTATCATCATTCTCACAAATGTAATCTAAGTCCTTTGGTTCTCTGAAGTCTGGATAGAATTGCTTAATTGCATGACTACCAATGATAATTTTTTTCATGATTTATTTGAGATGTGTTTTTGTACTAACCAATTTCTCTCACTCCAGAATGATGCAAGAGATCCAACGTCATGTGTTGACACAGGAAACCATTGTTTATCACCTGTAGCTTTCATTCGGTCAGATTTTTTAAGTTTGTAGTTTGTATCAGTAACTTCTTCAAAGTTTTCGCTATTTTGTGCTTCCAGTATTGTCATTTGATTTTTTAATTCCTTCTCGGCTAATATATGTAGGTTCTGAAGTGAGTTTTGGTCCATAATGTTCTAATCCAGTGGTTTCCATAAACCTTTCTGGTTCTCCATCTCTGAATGTTAGATGCACTTGCCATTGATCTTCTTCAGTAATATACTTTGCATCTTCAGTTGCGACCCATGCTTCTTCCATTGTATCTCTACAATAGAGCTTATCTCCCTTTTTTATATCTTTTATCGCTTTACTACTCATATTAATTGTTTGTTAAGTTCTGATTCTGTCAGAATTGGTGGAATGTTTGGAGGTCTTAAATGTTCCCACCCATGTAGCCAAATTGTTGCTCTATCATACGCCTCTCCTTCATCCATTGCTGCCATGTTGAATACGTTAATGATCCTCCATGCTTCCATGATGGCTTCTTTATATTCGCATTCGTCAGTTTGGTCAAGGAGAATCTGATTTGATCTCATTCTTTTTGAGCCACATTCAAATATATCAGTATAATCATCCCCTCCATTGGAGATGGTTTCGTATCGATCACTATTACAGTTTGGACAATTTTCGTAATTCATCTAATTTATTCTTTGATAAAACATATCTATCAAACATGTTTTGTATTTTAACTTTTCTATCTAGGATATATACCTCAGTCAATCTATCCCACCCATATGCTGCTTTAGCCTCACAATCCATACAAAGGAATCTTCTCTTATATCCATTGAATACGTTGTCGCATTTATGACATACATTCATATACCAACCATTCTCATGTTCCAAATCCTCAACTGCATCTCTTATAGATGGAGGACTGAACAATAATTTGGTTTTGGCAATAATGTCAGTGTCTAAGTCGTCTATATTTTTCATATTTAAAGTGGTTATCTTCTGGATTGAAGTGCTTCAGCTTCCTTTTTATACTTTTGTAATATCTCGCAGAATGTGTCAATATCAGCATAATTGAGATCTATCTCAATTTGATCATCATAACTCTCCACACACAATCCAACAGTGTAAATGCGTGGACAATCCTTATCATCTAGGGTTTTACTGTTTACTTGCACTCTAATCTCTGACTGGTCGTTGTCTCGAAAGCTTGTACTTGTCTTCATGCCAAAAGACTACCCTTTCTGCTCAGATTGTCAACCTAAAACGTTAAATAATATCATGAGAGTAGTAGAAAGCGATGGTGCAACCTTACCAAAACCTGTTAGAAGAACAATTGAATGGCTTTATCCAACATGGGTCATCGAGGCTATTGATGATTCTGGTATTACTCATGATTGGGACACACAAAAAGATAAGAATGTGTGGGTTGCTAGACAGAGATTTAACATCAATCTTTACCGTTATGGCATTTGTAAACGCCCCGATCTCGCCATTCTGAGACGTGTGATCGTTGGAGGACTCTTTGTGTATGACATCACACCAAACTTCATTAAAAAGCTCCTGAAGGGTTCAGCAGAAGGTAAGAGAACCCTTCAAGAAGTACCGACTCATAGAAGAAGATTGAAATCTATGAATCGTATGGATGGTATTTCTAAAAGACGAAATAGTTAGCGTCTCATTGGAGTTAAGGTTTCCATTGCTTTTGGAATAAAATCTCCCTGTATAGTCAAAGCCAAAAAGATCTTGTCGCAGATTTGTTTAGCTATTTTATTAAAGATGTGTTCTCTCAGAGACTCAATACTTTTAACATTAACATTACGTAATTCGAAGTCTTCTGAATATGTGAACGATTTTCCATTGATAATATAATATGCACTCACTCTCAGAAATACTGCAAAGTTATCAGCAGAAGATAATTTTGTGACTACCCATTCCGCAGAAGTATTAAATTCAGGAATGTGTTGAATATGTCTATCAATAATTGAATTGGTTGCTTTATTTTGCATCTCCCCCAATAACTTCAAACTTTCGTCCGTTGGTGCTTTCTGCTCTATGATAGTCTTATTACCTTCATGATAATGTACGTCTGTATTGTTATTTGTTGTATTCCACATAATTAAAAATTTGCTGGGGTTTTGGTTCTCGGTTCTATAACCTCACTTACCCCGAAGGGTCTGGTAATTTAATCCAGCATGAGAGCATCACCCCCCAGCTCGGAGCGACTTGCTTTTTGATACAGGAATATCCACAATAAAGTGCCTGTAATTTTACTCAAGAGCTAGTTTCGTATATGCCTTATGGGTGTTGTGCCTCACACTGCTATTACTCTGATCCTCAACCTTGATTGGGTATATCATACCTAGCTTATAGGGATTGTCAACTAAAAAGGGAGTTGATCGAGGTTATTTATTTCCCAGTCGTTAATCCCTCGACCATTGAAGCTTAGATTTGGTTGTATATAGATTGGAAATCTTTGTTCAGTTTTTCCGTCAACTATCTTATATTTTTGTTTAAGATAATGTCCCAACTTTCTATGAGAATAAGATTCTCCACACCCATAACAATATGCTCTCCCTTCACTAACTCTTAATGAGGGTGTTCTTTCGATATGATTACAACATAAAATGTAAATGTCATTTGCTACATGATATCCTATAGAATGTGGCGTATTATAGAATCCTGATCTAGTCTTAGATATAGTATACTTTTTAAGAAATTTCATGACGGATACTACCACCTCGACAATCAAGTGTCAAGGATTTAAATGGAAACCTCGCTCAGAATCGAACTGAGAATTATGGAGTCAAATTCCATTGTTTTTCCGTTAAACTACAAGGCTATTTATTAATTGGCGAAAAGAAGAGGGTTCGAACCCCAAGGCATATTATACCTCCCTTTGATTAGCAATCAATGACAAACACCAAGTCTGCATTTCTTTCCTTATATTGTTGGAAGAAGGCGGGGCTACGATTCCCAAGGCATATCATACCTCCATCTGGTTTCAAAGCAGAGACAACCACTAAGTTGCATCACCTTCCATTTTATTTATATTAGTTGAGATGCTGGTGAGAATCGAACTCACTTACATGGGTTTGCAATCCATTGTATAACCATTCTACCACAGCATCTTTATTGGCGAAATATAGAGGTCTTGATCCCCAAGGCTATAAAACCTCCATCTAATTTCCAATTAGAGATAGTCACTTAACTATTTTATATTTCTTTTGGCAAGTTGTCTCAGGTTCGAACTGAGGATAAAAGTTTTGGAGACTTTTGTGTTACCGCTACACTAACAACTTAATTTGTATTATTCTTCTGGACAGTACCATTCCATAGCCATATCATACTCATAATCAGCAAGAGCTTTCTCTGCATCAGATTTTGTATCATATGGATAGCTAGTAGTTCCTTTACTATCCCAAAAATACCATTGGTCGTTGATTAGTTCTACTGTAAATTTTTTACCTTTTTTCATTTCTCTATTTTATTTTATTATTTGTTGATGGTGTGCAGGGTGGAACTCGAATCCACATGCCGATAAAGGAGTAATTTTACAGATTACCGAGCCAACCAATTGCTCAACCCACACATTATTTTTTGCAATAAAAAAGCCCAGTTTGTTTAGAACTGGGCGACGAATTATTGCTTTGTTATATACACATTAATCTATCACCTCAGACTTGAGGAGCATTGCGACCATTGATATGTATAACTGTTTGTCATTGTTCTTATTTAGTGTTTATTGATTCATTATTAATCATTTAGTTATCAAATTACTTTGATATGCAGCAACCACTACGTGCAAGTAGATTAATGTCGGTTGCCTTACGGAGGAAGAAGTCGAATCTTCAACGATTATTGCTTATGAGACAATTTCAGCACCACTACTGACTGCTCCGTGATTTATATTGTTTTTGTTGGTTCTAGATGTTGTAATGTGATGGGCGAGCCACCTTTTGATACTCGTTAAAGTATCATTATCCGTTCTTTAGTTTGATTTAAGTAGTTTAATAATTGCTGTTCACATCTAATGGTAGAACAGGTGGGATTCGAACCCACGATATTTAGCTTATGATGCTAATGGCTTAACCGCTTACCTACTGTTCAGTTTCTCTTAACTTCCTGTATTTAATCAGAAAATTCTGATTTGTCAAATTAAAAGTGATTTAATCTTCAATTTTCTCAATAGACTCCTCAGAAGCCCAACCAACAACCATTTCATTTTCAAAGAAAGTTTCTTCTTCAATTAGATCATCAGTAACAAAAGCTATTGTAAATTCTGCCCATCTTTTCTTTTGACGGTTACTCCAAGGAGTTCTAAGTGATTTGATATAACCTTCTCTACCCGAAAATTCAGTTTTCTTCTTGGTGATAGTTACTCTGTCTCCAGCGTCCATATCATACCATCTCGGTTTTCTTGGTTTGTATGTAGATTTCTTCTTAATTGGTGTGCTTGTCATTGGGAATATCCTAACTATTTAGCCTGATTAGTCAAGATCTTTCTCAGATAATGTCGATTCCGTTGCAGCGCATCCACCCAGCACGAAACCCATCCTCGAAATTCTCTCTATTTGAGCCTTGTAAGCGGAAAGAGGTATCATCTTTATATTGGCGCAAGGCTTTTTCATAACCCTCTTCTTTATATAATTGAACCATGTCCTTATAATTGTCTGCTACTAATCTCCCAGTCCCCTTATTATGGACGCTGAATGTAGTGTAGATTTTCTTGCTCTCAGGTAGAGTTACATATTCTACGATAAATGTCAAATCATCTTTATGATAATTCCATCGTTTAACATATCCTCCATCTAATTCTTCCACATCTCCCAAACAAGCATTGACCCAATCTAACTGCTCTTTCTCAATATTATCCTTCATAATCAAATCTGTTTAAATGGTTCATCTAATAAGAGATCTACAAAGAATTTAATATCTTTATAACACTTAGATTGTAGAGTGAAGTTGAATCTAGATGCAGCATCCGTTTTTATCCAATCCCTCAACCCTGTTCCTTTTTCTTTAGATCTAGCAGACCAATCACAAACCATTTCTGCAATTTGCTCTCTACTCATATCCTTGATTCCGTTGACATGAAATTCTGGATGGTGATCGTTAGTCTTTCTATGTTGATCTACGGAACTAATAAGCTCTTTATCTTTAAAGTCTTTTTTGTGAAGATTATCAAACTCAATCCCAGTAAATTTGCTGGCATCGTGTATGGACGCTCTCTTTGCTAATTTCTGAGCTAATGCTAATTCCCCAACATCACATAAACGTTTCCATAAAACTTCAGCAGTCTGTCTTACCAATGTAATATGATTCCAATGTAACTCTATTCGCTCTTTGAATAGACGATTTTCTTCCTCGTTTAAAGGTGGTTTCTTTTCAGTATCCATAACAAATTTGGAGGTCACGAATGACCTCCTTATGTATCATTATTTAATTGTTTGGTGTTTATTATTTAGAAAGTTCTTGTTTAACCATCGTAGATAATCTCTGTCCAGAGACAACCACACCACTCTCTTTAATATTATTCATAATTTTTCCCATATCTTTCATGGATGTTGCATTAAAATGTCTAATCACTCCCTTAACCATCTCCCGAAGACCTAATTCATCAATTTCCTTTGGTAAGAATTCTTCTAGAATAGATATTTCATATTTCTCTTTATCAGCTAGTTCAATACGACCAACATCACGAAATTGTTTCTCTGAGTCGTTTCCCTGCTTCACAAGCTTTCTGATGACATTGGGGTAGGCATCTCCTTCCACAGACGCGCCAGACTTCTCTAGGTTCGTCATAGCGGTCTTTGCTGCTCGTAGCGGAATCAATTTACTCTTATCCTTAGCCAACATTGCTTCTTTGATTGATTTTTCGATTTCCTGTTTCATTTCGACCAAGGTTTATCACTTGGGATCGGAACTGTCAATAACTTCTTGACTATTTCGGGATTTTTGTTAAATTTCCTACATGAGCGAAGAGATAACATATTGGTGGGTGGAATTCCGAGAGTGGGATAAATGGTTTCGTCACGGAATGGATTATGAGGATGAAATAAAAGCTCTTAGAGCTGCGTCATATGCAGCATCCCATAATGGCGAAGAGTGTATTAGAGTCATGAAACAAGTCGGAGATAACCCTAAAGAGGAAGTATTATAGTTAAATACATACAGTATGGACTTTAATGAATTACATGATGACATCATCCAAAACAGAACACAAAAGTTAATAAAAGAATCAATGAGAAATGACGACACATTAAAACCTATATTAAGAGCATTGGCTACATATGGATATACGATAGTTCCAAAGAGGGATAGATTAGTTCCGATGAAAATGAAGGTCAAGAATCCTCGCAAACCTGATTATATGGAACTCGAAAATCTATTTAAAATGATGTATAATCGAGCACAAAATTTACCCGATGCACTATCATTCACTAATATGACTAGAGATAATGATCATATTATGGAATTTGGTAAAGTAATTGATACTCTGGTGGAAACCAAAAAAACTGTTCCACGCGAATACATGAAACAGTTTATTAAATGGTCTTCTGGTATTTATAAACCAGCTATGCAAAAAGGTTTTCCTTATAATAAGTATAGAGATATTGTAGTCAATATGCGCAACTTAAATAAGAGATAATTAGTCAATAGTCACACTACCATCATCATTAACAGTATGGTCTTGTACTTTAGCAACTAATCCCATAATAACACCAAGTTCATTGTCGCGCTTACCTGTAAGTTCACCTGCTAGGAAAGCAACTGTGTTTGTGTTAAGTTCAAAAAGCTCCTGTGCATCTGTTCCTAGTGCATCAAGTACATCTTGGGGATTTTCATCTTCCCAAATTGCAGATAGACTAGATACAACTCCTTGAATCAGAGCGTCAGTGCTTTGCTTTGCAGAACGTTTAATTCTGTTTGCCTTCTGTTCAGCTTGTGTAAGCTCTTGTCTTGGTTGTTCGTTTAGTACGCTCATAATAATTATTTAGTAATTGTCGGCTTTAATTTGTGGCTACCGAATATGCCATAATGTGAATCGTCTTCTTCAACACTTTTAACAATGTTGTTAGGATCAATTTCAAAATTTGCTATTTCAAGGTGTGCAAATACCTTATTCATTGTCTGGACTGGCTTTGCTACAAGATCGTCATACTCCACATACATAATCCTGCTGTCCTGTCCTTTGCGTTGTCGCTCATTAATTCTATTCAAGGCTAGACCAAGCGGTACATTATTCATGAAATACTGCATTCTTGGTTCTAAGTTGATTGGAATGTTGCGTGTCTCTGGGTGTCCAATATTAGCTTGATAGATTTTCTCTAGGCTGGCTAGAATGTCATCAACTGGTCTAACCATAGTAACCATTTTAGACTCTGGATATAGATTCCAAAGTAGTTCTCCATGCTCCAACCATCCTCTTGATTTATCTACAATAACTGGTTTATCAGTTAGTGCTTTGTAATACCCATCAATACCAGATCGCATAAACCCATCCATTGCATCTTTCATCAATGTTGGGTCTTGGCTTTTTACTTCTGCTAGTCCGAAATTAGCTAATGCTCCATAGCAATATTCTAAAGCTGGACTGGTTGCACTTGCATACACTTCGGGGTGTTGTCCTAAGAGTGCTTGCATAAGTTCGCTACCTGCTCTTGGTAGACTACTGTTGACGTGTAAGTTCATGTAAGTATTTATATATCTATTTTAATGTTACAAGCGGTTTTACACTAGGTTGCCTAATGATAGAGTCTTAATAGTACCTGCATCATTGTAATCCATGTATACTGCAACTCCATCAACTCGGAAGGATTTCATCCCAACTGCTAATGTTCCATCAACTTCATAACCTGCCGCCAATGCACTTGCTGTTGGTGCTGTTGCAGTGTCTTTGACTGTCTCTGCTACCATACCATCACCATGAATACGAACTGATCCACCACGAACAGTGGTGCTTGACCAGTAACCATGCTCTTGACAGTTATTGATAGCTACTTGGATGCTTCTTCCTCCTGCTACTGAATAATCACCACTAACTGTAGAAGCTTTACCACTAGCTGTAGAATAATTACCACTAGCTGTAGAACCACTACCACTAGCTGTAGAATAAGTACCACTAGCTGTAGAACTATAACCACTAGCTGTAGAATAATTACCAATAGCTGTAGAATAATAACCACTAGCTGTAGAATAATTACCAATAGTTAAAGAACTTTGACCACTAGATGTGGAAAAAATACCACTAGCTGTAGCACCAGCACCACTAGCTAAAGAATAATCACCACTAGCTACGGAACCATAACCACTAGCTGTAGAATAATTACCACTAGCTGTAGAAGCTTTACCACTAGCTACAGAATAATTTCCCCAAGCTTTTGAATCTTTACCACTAGCCACTGCATGGTCACCCTTTTCAACTGTTGGGTTTGCTGGGTTGTGTGTTACTGCGCCATCACCACTAGCTATAGAATGATAACCACTAGCTGTAGAAGCTTTACCACTAGCTGTAGAATGCTCACCGATTGCATCAGAACCACTACCACTAGCTGTAGAATAAGTACCACTAGCTGTAGAACTATAACCACTAGCTGTAGAATAATTACCAATAGTTAAAGAACTTTGACCACTAGATGTGGAAAAAATACCACTAGCTGTAGCACCAGCACCACTAGCTAAAGAATAATCACCACTAGCTACGGAACCATAACCACTAGCTGTAGAATAATTACCACTAGCTGTAGAAGCTTTACCACTAGCTACAGAATAATTTCCCCAAGCTTTTGAATCTTTACCACTAGCCACTGCATGGTCACCCTTTTCAACTGTTGGGTTTGCTGGGTTGTGTGTTACTGCGCCATCACCACTAGCTATAGAATGATAACCACTAGCTGTAGAAGCTTTACCACTAGCTGTAGAATAAACACCACTAGCTGTTGAGGCACTACCACTAGCTGTAGATTCATCGCCAATAGCATTAGAACCCCAACCACTAGCTACAGAATGAAAACCACTGGCTGTGGAACCATTACCACTGGCTGTAGCATAATTCTGACTAGCTGTAGAGCCAAGACCACTAGCTATAGAAGCAGTGCCACTAGCTGTACCACCGAATACTGACACACCATTATTAGTTGCGTCCCATACATCACCTGTGTTAGTGCCACTTGTGTTAGCTAGTCGATTCTCATCAGCGAGTGGATAAGATCTTTTTGCGGTGTTTAAACCTATGGCAGAGTTTTGTGTGGTCTGCTCCGATTGTAGATCACCTACATCGGTTCCAAGTTGCCCAATGTCCCCTTCGATGGCTGATAAATCTTGATCGCCTGTGTTAGTACCACTTTGATTACTTAAATTTGTTTTTTCACTATCTGTGAATGCATTAGTGTTAGCATTATTTTCATAAGCTGTTTTGATTTGTGCGTCTGTTTGATCACCAGTAGCACCAGATTCAATGGTGTCTAGTTTGGTCTTATCCCCATCTTGAAATGCACCTTCTGAAGGCTTTACTTGTAGTGCTGAGAGGTCTTGATCGCCTGTGTTAGTACCAGATTGATTAGCTACTACTGCGGTATTTGCAGAAACCTCTGATATAATAGTACCTAAATCAATACCCTCCCTAAACTCTTGTCGCTGAGATGCGCTTAGGGATGGAAGATATTCCGTTATGAAGAATTTGGACATGCATATATTTAGTATCCTAGAGGTTGTAATTCATCGATATCGAGACATATATATCGAAATGGTAAATTCTCCCCAATATCTAAATGAATATGAAAATGTCCACCTATTACCAATGATGGGGTAACGTCTTCTACAATCTGATCTATTAATAGTCTCTCATTGATTAAATCTTGTAATAGGGCAGCATCATTATCTATGAAGTGTTTAATATTATCCCCATCACTACCATAGTTTACATAACTTGGTGCAGAATGTAGGATTAAAATATCATAATGTTCTTTAACCTGTCTATATATTAATGCTTCATCTTCCCAATAATTAACGAACGGAGTATTATATCTCCTATCCACAGACACTGCGCCACCCACGAACAATACAGATTTATCATTTATAGTCCCAGTAGTATAATCTTGCACCATGTGTATATTGGGGTAATTCTTTTCAATCTCTGTTTTACCCTCATCAGACCAACAATATGGATTATCGTGATTTCCTCTAATGGCATAGAATTGAATATCGAATTCTTCACAAACTCTCTGAGTCTTTTCTAAGATTTCAGATTTTGTGCTATATGCTCCAAAATCACCCACCTGAATAATACTAGTGTTGTTCTGGAAAGTATCAATCTTATTCCACCTCTTCCAAAGCTTGTTTATGTATCGACCACTGCCATGAATATCACCAAGCAGTATTATATTTCCCTCTATTTTCATTCTAAATATCTTTAATAAGTTTTGCGAAGTTCTTAATAACTTCTTTATTTGCAATAAGTTTATATATTAGTATAGAGTCTTCTACTTGACCAGCCTCTAACGCTCTAATAATATATGCATCATATCTCTTCTTGATTACTGCATCTTGATTGACAGTTCTATTTTCTCTCTCATCGTCGTAATGGCTCATATTAGTATAGGTCGAAGTTTCTCGGCATTCTATTAATCATATTTTGTTTAGCTGCCACTGCTAACTTGTCTGCAAGTTCATTGTATTCATTTCCTGCATGACCTTTTACCCAATCGATAGTAACGTCCATAACATGGGACATATTCTCATAATAATTAACACATTTCTTAATAAAATCTAAATTCTTGACAGGTTTATGGGATGCTGTCCTCCATCCTTTCTTTCTCCATCCATCAGCCCAAACTGTAATCGAGTTCAATGCATATTGACTATCTGTAATAATTCTTACTTTAACATCTGGATTGGGTTGAACTATACACATTGCTGCATACACACCAGCTAATTCCATTTCGTTGTTTGTTGTAGCGTCTTTATATCCATATAATTCAACACTTTTCTTTAAGTCGCCTTTGGATTCATCTTCATATATATTAACTACACATGACCACCCACCCACAGCACCAGTTCGCCCATTCGAACTCCCATCTGTATATATTTCTATGTATTTCATAATAAAAGGGTGGAGGATCTATCAACCTCCACCCATTACATTATTGTCTAACCAAACATCTGTGTTTCGCCTTGAGTAGTAATACTCGCAACAGAATTTTTATTAATCTTTCGCTCAGTTTTAGAGGATCGATCATAAATTGTCACATAGCAATTACTGATTCCGCGAAGCTGCGCATTAACTTTGTCGCCTTGTGTGGTTGTGATGCCGAAGAAACGACCTTTAGTTGAATTAAGGGTTTCTGTCATTAGTTTCATTTTTGTCTTTGTCATAATATTATTATTTAAATTGAGTGTTTGTGCATACCTCACTCACAGGTTTAGAGGATCGTTCCTCTGAAAAGAGATTATCAGATAATCTCGGAGTTGTCAAGGAGTTAAATGGCTACTAGGGGATATTTTAATTTTCCCCCATGCTCATAACCTTCGAGGGTGTAGCAGTCACTAGTCCAGTCGAATATAGTCTCAAATTTCCAATCAGTCAACTTAATTGTGGGTAATTTGAAAGTTTCTTGGGTCAATTGTTCCCTAACAGTATCTACTTGATTCTCATAAATATGTACATTCTCATAACTTGGAATTAGGTATCTAGGGATCAAACCACCTTCATTCGCAAGCAAGGTAAGTAGCATTGAGTAGTTGTGGATATTATGACCAAGAGCTAGGTCACACGACCTCTGATTCCATTTCAGGTCTAAGTATGTCTTACAAGGACTGATGTGGCATGTGAAGGAGTAGTGACATGGAACTAATGCCATTGCATGTAGAGCTAATGGATTCCATGCAGAAACAATCAAACGTCGATCATCTTCTTTCTTACGAATCTTATCTACAAGAATCTGCAATTGATCGATGCCAAGACTAGGTATGCGAGCATTATATGGATCTCCTTCTCCTAGAGTATACTGTCCAACTCTAGGATCATGACAATTTCTCCATTGCGCACCATAAATCTCACCTAATTGCATTTCTGCTTGAAGTTTCTTCTTAGTTTCTTCGTCAGTAGCGTAAGGAATAATACGAGGATCTGCCCAATAATCCCAAAATTTGCATCCACCTGCCTGATACCAAGCTTTATCTGTAATACCTTTAATAAAACCTTCCAGCTCTTTCATTGCTGATTTAATAGGAGTGAATCGTGATGTGGGGATAGCAAATCCCTTTCGCATATCGAAACATAACTGTCTGCCAAATAGACATTTTAGGCGCACTCCTGTCCTACTATCTTGCCAATCACCCATTTCTAAAATCTCTTCAAATAGAGACAAATATTGTTGATCGACTTCGTTATTTGCTTGAATCATGGAGTGACCATATCACGACAGGTAGATGTGTCAATATTTTAAGTAATTATTTGTATAAAATTCTCAGTGTTTGGCAATTCGCTCTCGAAATTATTGGCAAACCATTTGTCGGGGGAGTAAATGATATCACATTTTACCCCTAACTGGGTAGCCCACCAACTAAATGAGGAATTAGATATGATGACCTTCCTATAATTGGCTAATTTATTGAAAGCATCTAGATCGTTGTTACATTCCACAAACTTCATATTATACTTATCCATATCAAATTCCTTCGCTACAAAACTCTCATCATCTGTAATTATATGAAATTCTGTATTTGGAAAATTAGACATACATTTCAGGTAGTATTCAGTATCACACACTAAATGTATACTAGATACTCTCAGGTAATCACCTCTCCTTATATGTATTGCTACTACATTGTCTGACGTGTCATATGCGGGGACCTCTAAAACATCTCTCATCTGTTGAATATCAACATATTCTATACATTGCCAATAACCATCTATGATAATATTACCTTCTATGATCGGGATTTCGCTATACACTGTTTCATCATAAGCGAATCTATCAAAATCTCCATATATTGTTTGAGAGATTTTGATATTTTTGAAGATAGTGTCTGTGTATGTTGATGGAGAGTTCCCTTGACCAGCACCCCAACAACCACTATATGCTACAAATTCTTTATCGTGTAATTTTGCATACTTGAGTCCTGCCGCGATCTGAAATATTTGATTTCCAAGACCCCCCTTTAAATTTGAATATATTGTCGTATTATGCATTCATTGAAATGTTTATATTTTCTGTGATGTCAGGATTTTGATCACGTATAGCAAAATGTTCAAGATGCCACATTATGGCATTGTCTATATTGATGATGCCAATCCTATTCGAACTCTTCATTGATATGAAATAATTATTATCATCCTCATAACCCCACCCACTAAAAGTCTCGTTAAATTTTCCAATATTATTATATCCAGTTTTATTCATTAGGAACATACCACCCTTTGAACGATTGTGTACTATATTCATGTTTTCGTTCTCCCAAAAAAGTTTTCTAGTTGATATCTGCGAAACTAATTCTGTAAAGTTGAATGTTGGTAAGAATTCCTCAAAATATTCTTTCTTAATATTAATAAACCATCCATTATACGGATATATATGTTCACACTCCCCATTATGTAGTGCTGTGGTTGCCCTACTCATATATTTCGGGTCTATTAATGCATCAGTATCTACAAACCCATATACATTATATTTTGCGATAGCTGTTCCGATATTGAAACAATTATTTTTCTTCCAATTATCGGAATTTTTGAAGAAATGTATTGTTATTAAATCAGACTCTTTAAATACATTCAGCTCTGTGTCCTCCTCAGAATCATCATTTACTATAATAATCTCATATCCAGTAAAAGATTGTTCGTAATACCTCAAAATTTGACTTAAATTGAAAAACCTGTCATCAGAGTCCTTCCTATAGTGAATTATAAAGGAAACTCCTCCCAAATCAATAGTATCATCGTTCATACCCAAGTATTTACCACACAAAATGATAAAATCCAAGTGTTTTTTTTTTTTATCATTTTAATTGACAGATGATAAATCCCATGACATACTAATATCATGGATTACGAGGTTAAAAAAGAAATGGAATTAGATAAATATAGTCTTATCAAAGGTGATAAATTAAGAGTATATTATATATGTAATAAAGTATCTTTATTAAAGATTATATATAAAGACGATAGATCCGATAAAATCATATGGACTGATATAGCCAATATTGATGATAATCAGAAACTATTAAAAGTAATTGACGATACACATATTCCACAAAGAAGAAAATTAAGTAAGGGGTTAACCTAAAATAATTCTATGTTCATTAGTAATCTTTAATCCGTCAGATAGTAACGCAGCTTCCGTCTTCTTTAAACGAATTTTATTACCTTCTGAATCAATGATTTCCACATAATCGTCGTCAAGACTTCTTAGGATTGCTGGATTAACTTTTTGTAATTTTTGATCAGACATCACTAAATATTTAATGTAATATGAAAAACTTTTTAAAATATATCGCGTTAATAGTTTGTTGTGTGTCTATGACTGCGTGTTTCCCCCCCTTCGTAAAAAGAGAAGTTCCCATTCCAATCCCAGCGGAAACTGTTGGTTCTAGCGATAATATCCGAAATATCGGAACCAACCATAGAGGTATCGGAAATTCTATAGACAAACAAAGCAGTCTAATTACATCACAAAGCATTAAAATTACTAATCTACAAAATCAATTGAATGATATGAAGTTGAAAATGGATAATGGATCTACAGTGAGTCAAACAGAGTTGGATTTCATTATAGATGAACTGAAGTCTATAAAACAAGATAATGAATTTCTCAACAATGAGAACACAATTCTTATCGATAAATTGGAGAAACAAGCAATTGAAATATCTACAGCTTTAACAAATGCTACTAAGAAGGAATCTGAATCTAAGGAATTGCGAAATCAACTCAACGCAGCAAATAATAATAATATTAAATTATCTTCAAAGTTAGACAAAGCATCTAAGAAAGCTGCAACTGCATCAGTTTATAAGAATTGGGTAATGGGATTGGCTGGATTATTATTCCTATATGTTGTGATTAATGCGGCAATGCGTTACTATACACCAAAATTTGGATAATAGAGATAAATAATACTATGAAAGATAAAGAAGACCTATCAATCAAATCAGATATTAAGTTTGCAGGTATCACAATTGCAGCATTCTTTGTAGTATTGTACCTAGCAAATGTATTAAACGCTATTTTTCCTGCTCTAGCACCGTTAAATATTGTGGATTTTGCAGTAACAATATCTAAAATTGGTGTAGCATCAGCATCAGCTTGGCTATTAATCAAAATGGCATTCAAAAACACCATTGGAAGATCAATTGGTAAAGTATTTGATGCTGGTTGGGAACTATTAAGTTCCGAAGAAAAAGCTAGGTGGTGTATTGGAGCATTTTTGGCTCTATTTCTATCTATTGCAATCATGTCTTAATGAATATATTCATAATAGCATTAATATCATTGTTGGGAATGAGTCATTTAAATGTTCCGACGAAACCTATCAACAAACCATCTGGTCAAGATGTTGGTTCGTTGGTGATGTCCCCCGAATCTCTACAAGATTTGATCATTTATTATGAGGTAACCAGCAAATCCAACTATAATAAGAAATTTACAAAACCTATTGTACCTGCATGGCAATCAACAGCATCAGGTGTTACAGTTGGAATTGGTGTGGATGTTGGACATATGTCTAGATCCTCAGTCGATTGGACGTTCAGAGGAAAACTACCAGACAATCAAGTTGAATTACTTAAAAATGCATCTGGAAAGAAGGGTAGAGATGCATATTATAATGCACTTCCTGCGGTAAAATACAATGTTTCCGTTAAATGGGACACTGCTTATGACATTTTAACGGAAAAGACACTCCCAACGTACTCAAAACGCACCAAAGATGCCTTTAAGATTACTAAAACTCAACTAGATCCACACCTAAATGGGGCATTAATAAGCCTTGTATATAATAGAGGTGGTAGCATGTCCTCCAAATCATCCAGAAATGAGATGAGATATATTAGAGATGATATTGCTAAAGGTACATATGAAAATATTCCTCAATATATAAGGGATATGAAGAGGTTGTGGAGCTATAAGAAGCTTAGGGGGTTACATCTCAGACGAGACAAAGAAGCAGTCTTTGCTCAGAAGGGAATTGATCGAATGTGATCAATTCTTCTTTACAAATTGTTTCAATTCTGCAAGACTAGCGATGGCTGAGAGATCAAGCTGGTTCTTGGAGTTAAGATCATTCAACAGGGATTCTATTTTAGATAGAATCCCTTTTTTTGAGACTAAAGATTCGACAACCTCTTCCTCTTGCTCAAATGGATTCCCGAAAGCAACACCGTTTGCTTTTGACATTTCATGCTCGTTTGGTTGAGTGACACCAATCTTATTATTCTTATATGATTGGCGATCTTCCCTAGCCTGACTTCCTCTACGGACAGTAGGTGAATCTGATGGGAATCTAATTGTACCTTCCATAAGGAGTGCTATATCTTGTAACCAGTTATGCATATGATTATTTACTCGAAAAGTGACAAAAAATCCCAAATGGGCGAATATTTACTGCAATGGCGGGGTAAATATTCGTCCCCAAAAAACTTTAATTTCGCCCTAAATAATGCTTGTAACTCGCTAGAAAGAGGTTACTATATTAAAACAATTTATTATGATATTCGAAGAACAAATTAGCAGACACCCCGACCAATATCCTTGGGCAAACAAATTCATGGATAGTATGTGGGACAGTTTTTGGACAGTGAGAAAGTTTGATTTCAAGAGCGACATCATCCAATTCCACACTGTATTGACAGATGAAGAACGTGGTATGGTTATACGCTCTCTGAGTGCGATAGGACAGATTGAAATCGCAGTTAAGACATTCTGGTCTAAGTTAGGTGACAACCTCCCACACCCCTCTCTACAGGACTTAGGGATGGTGATGGCAAACGTTGAGGTCATCCACAATAAAGCATATGAGGAATTAATCAAGAAATTAGATCTTGAGCATGTATTTGAGGAGAACTTGAAATTGGAATTCATTAAAGATCGCGTATCCTATCTGAAGAAATATACTCATCGATATTACAAGAATTCCAAAAAGCAGTATCTATACGCAATCACACTATTCACTCTCTTTGTGGAGAACGTGTCTCTATTTTCTCAATTTTATGTCATTAATTGGATGGCTAGATGTAAGAATGTCTTGAAGGATACAGATCAACAGATTAAATACACTCGCAACGAAGAGAACGTACATGCATTGGTCGGGATGAAGATTATCAATACTATTAGATTGGAGTATCCAGATCTGTTTGATGATGAACTTGAGGATAAGATTATCCATGAAGCAATTGAAGCAGCAAAAGCTGAATTTGTTATTGTTGATTGGATGGTAGGTAATTTTGATGAAGTTGGTCATAAGGGAGAAACACTCAACGCTCCAACACTCAAAGCATGGATCAAGCAGCGTATCAATGAATCTCTAGCTGAGATTGGATATAGAGCAGCGTTCGAATTAACACCCGAAGAAATTGTATTATTGGATGGTACTGAATGGTTCACTGAAGAATTACTTGGTACTAATATGACAGATTTCTTTCACGGTACACCAGTTGAATATGCAAAGGCAAATCAATCCTTCTCAGCAGATTCTCTATTTTAAATTTTTATGGAAACATTAGTTAAAGACACAACAAAAACACCGTCAGAATACGGTTGGGTCAACGAAGACTCAGAAAAATACCTATATAGTGGGTATATCACAGAAGATGAAACACCAGAGGGGAGATTTGATGAAATAGCAGAAGCTTCTGAATATAACTTAGGCGACGACCCAGCATTCAAAGGATTTGCTGAGAGGTTTAAGAAATATATGAAGAAGGGGTATTATGCCCTTTCTTCTCCAGTGATTTCTAATTTTGGCAAACCAAGAGGATATCCAATTTCATGTTTCGGATCTTATATTGGAGATAGTATCTCTGATATTGGAGATGGGTTTAATGAAATGTTGATGATGTCTAAAATGGGTGGAGGTACTTCAGGTTATTGGGGGGCTGTTCGTGGCATGGGTGCAGAGTTTGGAGAAGATGGTGGAGTTACAAATGGACCCATTTCATTCATGAAGATGTATGATACTGGCATTAATGGAGTATCACAAGGTTCAGTTCGTCGCGGAGCATATGCAACATACCTAGACATTGATCATTCTGATGTTGAAGAATTTCTAAAGATTAAAGCTGAAGGAAATGATATTCAGAACCTCAATTTTGGACTATGTGTTCCTGATTACTGGATGAAAGAAATGATTGCAGGAGATCGCCACAAACAAACTCTTTGGGGTAAAGTCATTCAGAAGAAATTTGAGACAGGATTTCCATATATCTTCTTCTCTGGAAATGCAAATAAGACAGCACCCCAAGTTTATAAAGATAAGGGGATGACTATTTGGGCATCTAATCTTTGTACTGAGATTATGCTTGCTACGAGTAAGGAGGAATCGTTTGTTTGCGACTTAGGTCATATCAACCTATCTAAATGGAATGAAATTAAATCGGAACCACTTGGACTAGATGATGTATTTGAGGTTCTGTCTTGGCATTTAGATGCTGTAATGACTGAATTCATTAGAAAATCAGAAGGTTGTCATCAACTGGATAAGGCTAGGAGATTTGCAATTAACCAACGTGCAATTGGTGTTGGTGTAGTTGGATATCATTCATACTTACAACAGGAGAATATTGCATATGAGTCTATGGAAGCTAAGTTTATCAATAAAGAGATCTTCAGTACCATGAGGAAATCCCTTGATAAATCTTCTAGAAAATTGGCAGCTATTCTTGGTGAACCACCACTACTTAAGGGGTATGGTATTCGATGGGTTACTAACATGACTATCGCACCAACAACTTCTTCGAGTTTCATCCTTGGACAAATTACACCTGCGGCAGATCCATCTATGTCAAACTACTTTACTAAGGATCTCGCGAAGGGAAAGTTTACTTTCAAGAGTCCTACCCTCACAAAGGTTCTCAAGTCGTATGGTAAAGATACAAAGGATGTGTGGAAATCAATTTTAACACATGGTGGAAGTGCTCAACATCTAGATTTCTTAACTCAACACGAACGAAACGTATATAAGACCTGTCAAGAGATTTCTCAAATGGAGATTGTAGTTCAAGCGGCTCAACGCCAACCTGATATTGATCAAGGACAAAGCCTAAACCTAGTGTTTGCTTCAGATACGCCAGCAAGAGAGGTAAATAAAGTCTTGATTTATGGATGGGAACATGGTATAAAGAGTTTCTACTATCAGAGAGGTACAAATCCAGCACAAGAGATTGCAAGGAATATTTCATCTTGTGCATCTTGCGAAGGGTAGATAATTAATATTATGGAAGAAGAAGAAGAAATCGTACAATATGCAATGCCAATGAACAATGATCCAGTTACCGTGTCTAATAACCACGTATACTTTTATGGAAACTTTGATAGGGATTCAGTAAAACATCTAAATAGAATTTTTAATGAATTAGATGATAGTCTAATTACTAATTTAACCAATTCTGCTTATTTTGATACAGACCAGAATCCTATTATTCATCTACATCTATCAACAGATGGTGGAGAATATTTCTCAGCAATTTCGGTAATTGAAACCATCAAGAAACTTAAATGTGATGTACATGTTTATGTTGAAGGATTGGTAGCCAGTGCTGGCACATTAGTTATGTGTGTTTGCGCGAAACGAATGATGGGACCATATAGTAAAATGTTGGTTCATCAACTCCGAGGAGGACACACTGGGACATATACAGATATGGAAGATAATATGGAAAATTGTCAATCTATGATGTCAGATATTAAAAGTATCTACATGGATCATACAGATTTTCCAGAAGATAGTCTTGATAATCTCCTAAAAAGAGAGAAATATCTTTCTGCTGAAAGATGTTTGGAGTATGGGTTGGTCGATGTAATTACCCCCTAATATCAAAAGCCGCATGAATTACTTCATGCGGCTTTTTTGTGTATTTATTTAATTAGCATTCTTACGCTCATGATATTGACTTTGTGCTGCCACCATAGCACCATGAATATTAATACCTTCTTTATGCGCAATATTTCGCACACCTTTATTCTCAGCCATTAATCTAATTGGTATATTATTGAAATGGTGGCTGTGTGGATACGTGACTATTAAGTCGTCGTTAGGAAATGCAAATACTGGTTTCCATGATCCAGAGTGATCACAAAATGTCTCGCCTATAACTAGACTTTTGCGAGTATCAGTATTGAATTTGCCAAGAAGTATAGTATCTTCAGTTTGTTGAACTTCTAAAGGTGCTGTTACATGATGCAAATATGTCTCACCTTCTGTGTATGTTGATGATCCGACTATTAAATTTTTATGTATGCCCATACTTCCTTGTATATATACCTGTTTATTGGTTCTAATTTGGATTGATTCCTTAGAGGATATTTCGACACCAGCATCACCAGATATATGCATATTATGCGCCCCCGATATTTTAACATCTTTGCCTGATATATCTACCGAAGTTCCTACCATCAATACACCTCCAGTAGATCGTACGGAAAATCCGCCAGATCCAACCTTTATATTATATCGATTACCAACAACAACTGTTTTGTCTCCACAGGGAAACGCTGAGTCGTTATCAACTTTCTCGATAACAGGTATGGAATCATAGTTTTGATAAGAACCAGATTCAGCCACCAACTGTTCAATTGGTTGAGATCTTCCTTCTGGATCTATTCGTATAGATGGAAAGTCATTAAATATAGTCCCTACAACTTCAAGAGAATTCCCCTTCTGGAAATCAATCTTATTGCCACTATCTCCCATTAGGGATTCAATATCATTCAATTCATCCTCTTGGAGCTTCTTAATGGTGTCTGAGAGTTCTTGCTTGTCTGAATTAGTGTCCCATGTACCCTTCTCAGTTGCAGCACTCTTATCCCCACCATACGCAGCCACACCAGCAGCAGCACTACCAGTTGGACCCGCAGTAAGTTCAATTTCTTCCTTCGTGGGGGATTGTTTCTTAGCTGATCCTATATTAGCCACTACTGGGACATATGCATCAACTTCATTTGAAGAAGATGTAATTAGTGGTGTTTTAATGTATGCTATAAATGTATTATCTAATGATAGGGTTTCATCTTTAAGTGTTGGGTTATCTGCCCTATCTCCAGATTGGGTTAATTCAACACCATTAGAATCACTGACCCCTCCTCGTTGTATGTTGAACCCACTATTTACTTCCGCAATTGATCTCCACGCAGATTTCCATGATTCATATGCAGCTAATTCCGATTCTCCATTATATCCATTATAGGAATAGGTATCTCCAGCAGTTCGATGAAAACTCTTCCCCCCAATAAACACAGAATTGTCTCTACCAGATGTAAAAAATGCGTCACCAGTTACGTTGACTTGCTTATTATTAGATGCGAATTCAGACACTACTACATTAGTAAAGTTTATATTTGAACCGCTCCTATGTGATAATTGAATCGCTTCAGCGTCAGTGGTATTTATGATACGCAAACTACCTCCTCTTTGATTTAAGAGGTATTCGTTAGTGTATTCAAATTCTTCAGGTGTTTCAGTGGACATTAGTTTTCAAATTTAGAGGTTTTTAGATCGTCACCATTGACATTATCTACATTATTAATTGGAATCATCTCTCGCGTATCGCGATATGTTCCGAAATATACAGGATAGTCATAGTCTCCACCCTCAAAGAATATCCAAACCTTGGAACCGACTTCTGGCGTAGAGAAACTACCTTTAGCCATATTGACACTCTTATTTGGATGATATCCTATTCCATAAGGATTGCATTTACCATGTTCAGATCCTATTAAATATGCATCTCGTATGTTATAATCGTTTAGATCATACAAAAGCGCAGGTGCGAATGAACCGTCTTCAACACTAAATCCTCCCTTTAAAACATCTCCCTCTTTTGTAAGTTCTAGAGATTCAAACGATTCAGGATAATTTGAATCAGATATGGTAGCTTTTTCAAGCCCTTTATTATATCGCCCATGACCAGACTCACCCATAATTGGATGACAAGCTTCTGCCCATATAGATAATGCTGCAATTTCTTCAAATATTTCTGTATCTTTAAAGTTGCAGAAATCAAAATTAGTACCTGCAATCTTAGTTTTAATTATTTCAAATTCTTCAAACCAATCATCGTTTGGTTGGTTTGTTACATCGGGGATGAAAACCTTCACCCTATTACGAGAAAGGGGATCGTAGTTCTTGACTACGACTCCCCTGTAAAAGCTTCTACCAGCATTTCTTGGTGAAGTTTGTTTTCTATGATTATTAGATCCGCTTGGGTTCATCAATCATATTTAGTTACTAGATGTAACCAAGTAAATACTTTCTTCTTGTTTCTGGTGTGGATACTGCTGCTACTTCAAGATCCACTGCTGCGATAGTGCCACTAAGTGCATCAGAAAAGTTTCCAGCGAGATATGTACCATCTGCACTAACTACTGCGAAATCATCTACCAGATATGCTGTGTCAATTACGAACACCCCAACATCTTCAATAGTGAGTGCTAATGTCGAAGCATCTGGAGTTTTTGCATCAAATGCCAACCCAGCAACACCTGCTTCTAATGAAGTAATAGTATTGCCCCCAGCAGTACTGACAGCATTTTGTAATTCAGGTGTATACACCGTACCGTCTTGGATAATTGTATCGAAATTTTTCTGTACCATATTACTATTTAGTAAAAGTAGACTAAAAAAGGGGAATGGTTTCCCATTCCCCTTAAAGTTTTTAGTTTATTAAGTTTTTGTTACTTACTAGTATTAATACTAGAGGTAAACACTTACAGTTCCTGGGGTAAATGCTTCTCCGAGGTTCTTAACAAGTACCAAGTGGTAGTAAAGATCAGATCCGAAGATGTTTGATACAATACCGTAACGTGTAAGCATTCCTACGCGAGGAGCAAAATCGTTAGGTCCGATTGTACGTTGTACCATAAGTGGGATGTACGGACAATAGATAATACCAGTATCATAGTACTCAGCACCTTTGTAACCAAGTAGAGCGTACTCAATCTTAGTTGCAGGAGCGTTGTTATAATAGTTAGGCTTGTAGTAAGTAGAATCTTGTACTTCTGTTCTTGTATCACGGTATACTGTGAAACGTGAACCAACTGTACCTACTTTAGTAATACCAACAGAGTTAGTAGTTACATTACCATTAACCTTGAATGTTTCAAAGTCAGGAAGTAGTTCAAGGATAGTACATACTCTAGGAGTAGCTACTACGAAGTTTGCAGGTCCTCTACGGTTACGTGCAGCAAGGCGACCAGACTCAACCATGAGCTTCTGGAAGAATGTGTGGTTACGTTCAGCAGTCCAACGACCATCAGAACTTACAGGACTCCAGAAAGAATAACCTGTGTTGATTCCACCATTGATTGCGGATTGGATCATGCGCATTACAACTTCACGGTCAATCTCAGCTTGAATTTCGTAACTCATTGCGTTAGTCAATTCTGCATCGAGGTCGATACCGTTCATGTTTTTAATGTCCTGCTCAAGTTCAATACTCCAGCGTGTACCAAGTCTACGAGTACCAGCGGTAACTGATGTCTTTTCGAACTTTAGTTCTACCTGTGGAATGTCTCCTGAGAGTTCATAATCACCAAGTAGTGCTGCAATACCAGTATCTTCGTCTGCAAAAGTCCAGTCTGCATTACCAGAAAGGAAGCCAGATGAAGTACCTGTGAAGCGTGAGTCTAGGTATTGATAACCTAGTTCAGATGCAGGAAGGTTTCCTGCTCCACTTAATGCTGGGTTTACACCACCATTAGGGCTGTTTGCACCTGCTTGTGTTTCAAGAGGTGGAGTTTTTCCGTCAATTCCTGTACCGAGTGTTTCATTTTGGTAAGCGAAACGCATTGCGAACGCAAGACCAACTGGTCCACCCATTGGCTGAACACCACAGATTTCGTTTGCTACCAACTCTGGGAAGGTACGACGAATCATAGGAATTAGGATTTGTGGGAGACGTTGATCTCCTGCTGCATAGTTATCGCCATTAGCGATACCATTTCCACCCGCTGAAGCTGCGCCAAATACGCCTCCTGAGCTGTTGGATTCATTGAGGTAACTACGTTGGTTCTCAAGTAGTCGAGCTGTAGAGCGATAAACATGTTCGTTCTGAATTTCAGGTACAGTCTCGTCTGAATAGTCGAGTACTTTTTCCCATCGTTTCACAATCGCGTCCATTTCTGCGCCCTTTGTGTTGTCTTGGATATTTTCCATAATATTTTTATATTTTATAATCTCACTCTATTGTTAAGGCAAGTAAGCATCCTTATATTTTTGTTTATCGTTCAAGCTTTCGCTTCATTTATTAAAATTTGTTACGATTCATCACATTGATGTACTGAGACATCTCTGGATCAATTGTATCACTAGTAGTATTTACAACATTTTCTTCAATTATTTCAGATTGAAGTGAATCAATTACTGTTTCTCTGTTGTTAAAGGCTTCATTCTTCAAAGCTTTCTCTGCTTCTTTATCTCTCTTATCAAAAAGATTGGATACGAATTCAAAGTTTTCTTTAACATACTTTACTGACTTATCACCAAGAACCTTAGTAACATAATCTGATTTAGATTTATCGAAGTCTCCGCAGCTTTCAGCAAGGAATGCTTTCTTTTCGAAAGATTCAATGAGGTTAGTTTGCTTCTTGGACTCACGCACAAGTTTCTCATTCTTAGATTGTAGGTTGTCAATTTTTGACTTACCATCGATGATTGCATCTTGTACTGACTCTTTCATCATTACAGAATCAACTGCAAGAACTTGACGTAGGTTCTCAAGAACATTCATTGCACTCTTATTTCGAACTGCTTCAGAAATTTCTTTCTTAGGTAGTACGTCTTCGAGAACAACAACATCTAGATATTCACTAATGTCATCATAAAGGGTATTCTTAAAGATCTTTGCATTTTCAGAAATCTCTTGTTCGTAGCGTTTAACGATAGTGACAAGCTTCTTAGAGCGATCAGCATCAACTGCTTCAAGAACTCTTTTAAGTTTGACTCCATACGAACCATCAATGCGTTCCATCAAACTCTCAAGTTTAATAGCGTATTCATTATCCTGCATCTCTAACGCTGATTCAACTGAGAGAGTAACTTTATTTTCAAAAGCTGTTTGAATAGCCTCCAAAGATTCATCTCCTAGTACTGATCGCACTTCTTCGTTTAGTAGTTTCTTAATATTCATAATTAAAATATTGGGTTATCCATTTCCTCTTTGATTCGTTTCTCCAACTTTTTGGACAATACGCTTTCAAGAAATTTTGTTGCTTTACTATAGTCCTTTGAGGCAATAGCTGTAATCATTCTAGAAATCTTAGCTTTCTCACTAAGATCTTCGATGTTTTTAGTTTTTGTAGATTTTTTAATCATTGCTTTGTTATATTTATTTAATTGCTGCAATGAATTTGATTATTTCATCACGTAAATAAGATTCTACATTTTTTGTAGGTAATTTACTGATCTTCTTCTCAAAATCTTCATAGATGGATTCAAACCCACCATTAAGATCAAGAACATATGATTTGGATTCTAAAATCCCATTAACAAATGCTTTTGGGAAACTTGGATCTGCGACTGCATCAATGGCAACCAATCTCATGTTGCGAACAATGTTATGTCCTGACCCACTCTCTTCAAGAGAACCCAATGCTCTCGTTGACATTCCAATTTGTACTCCGTCTTCAATAAGGGACTTTAAAACTAATCCTGTGGGCGTACTTAAAACTTTACTTCTTCCCATATATGTATCACCTTCCAATTTGAGGTCTGTTACAATATGACAAGCTCTTTCTAAATCTACTTCTGCTGATTGGGGATGATTTAACTCCCCCATTGCTCTCTTAGGAGCTACCATCTCGTTAATATATCTATCGACTTCCGACTTGGTATCATCAAGATCATACATTCTATTATTTCTATTAACAGAATTGCAACCAATCATTGGTCCACTTATATATAGGGATGGCGTTGATGCTTCGCTCAAGTTCCTCTGTTCCTCTACATATGACACTTCAAAACCTTCAAACATTTCTGGATTAGGATTCTCTGCAATCAATTTCAGTTTCACGGACATATCAATATTTATAGTAAATGCATATATTTTATGCTTTTATTTCTATTTTAAATGCTTTTCCGTAAGAATTAAGAATTTCATATCCCACTTTTCACAGAAATGTTTTGCTGCGTCCCATTTACGAAGGTTCTTATCCCACTCAGTACATTCGTAGATGAATGTAGATTTCTTTTGTTTCTTCTTAATAGGCTTCTTGGTCTGTTTATGTGGTTTCACTTCAATGAGATATTTAGACACTACATCTCCTTCCTTCATCATAACGTATCCATCTACATAGTAAGTATGCATCTTTCCATCATGTCCCTTATAAGGAATACGAATAGATTCACTGCCCCAATGTATAATATTAGGGTTGGAATCGCAGAACTTAAAGAACTTTAATTCAAGTCCAGATCTATATATAGCACGATCTCCATCAAACTTATCCTTATGTTTTGGGTAAAAATACCCTTGACGATATTTAGAATTCATCTTCAAGGGTAGTTCTTTTCTAGCTTTCCTCATAATCAATTATTGTACATCGAATACTACATAGTCATAACTACCATCTTCGTTGTGGCGTATACCTATATTCTCACAGTGAGAATCTGTATGTGCGACTCCAATATTACCTAGTTCACTAAGACCCCAAGAAATATCATCAGCAAACTTTAACTCTTCGTCATCTAACCCATCCTCTTCCTGATCATAATAATTATCACGCCAATCGGGTGATTTTTCCGACAATGATTGTTCAATGGTGCATATATCCTCAGTAATATCTAATAATTCGGTCACATATGCATTATGTTCCTCTGACACATCAAATATATTGGCTACATTGGCAAATTTTCTCCTAGACTCTCTAATCTTAATTGCTGAATACATTTCCTCGTCAGAACTCGTCAATTTAACAACATAATCCTTTCCTCCAAAATTCACTAAGAATGCTGTACCCCAATGTCCACTTCCTATATCGGAAGCTCCTTCATAATCCATTTCAAAATCGTCATATTCTTCGTCAGACATAGCATCCACTTTGCCTTTAATATTTTCATCAGCAATACCTAATTTAGCAAGAACCTCTAATTCATGCTTTACTGAATCGAATTCCCTATACTCGAATATATATTTCTTAAATGATTTCATTATCCTACGAAAATCCCGATAGGTTCTGAATCACCAAATCCAGCACTTGGACCATCTAGCATTAATTCTTCTAATCTTTCCTTCTCTTGCAAACCTTCATTAAGTACAAGTTCACCATTTAAAGTTCCAGATCCTGGCAAAGATACATTTGAAATCTTTGTAAGTATGCGACCCCAAGTAATCTTAGTAAGAGCTAATGCATATTGATATACCCAAGGTTCTTTAATAATATCTCTAATTGGTCTTTCAACATAACATGAAATTACTCCCCAATATCTTGTATCTTTTGGTTGTGGATAGAGTTTTAAGTATTGAGTTCTCTGATCAAAATGTGTTTCTTTCTTGAGGGCAAGCACTTTTTCTCGTGTTTCTTGCCACTCTTTCATAGTATTCCACGATACTAGATCAAATCCAAAATTACCCATTGCATGACTGAAGAATGTTTGTTGAGCCATTGATTGCTCCATTGTGAATAGCGTATTAATACCTGTTGTAGATCCTTCATCAAACTCTTTAACTGCAATAACCTTTCTATATTCCATTGTATCGTAGTCAAATGCATTATTATATACCTCTACATCTTCCGCAACAGCACCTTCTTTAGTAATAGTTGTTTGTCCTGCCTTCTGGAAGCTGGCTGATAATGCTGGTAGATATTCAGTGATGTCTGTATAAACATCTCCTCCAATAATATCCATTTTAGGTATACCATTCTCTGGAATCACAGCACTTAGGGCTGAACTAGCAGTAAAGTCGCTATATTCGATAGGAGTTGTCACAACATACACTTCATTGGTATTATCAATGGAAAAGTCGGGATTATTGCGAATTGTGGGGTCTTTTGCTAGTCTTTGGGCTGGTGTGAACCCAGTATTGGCTACTGTGAATAGGTGATCTAAACGAATTCCTCTATTCTTTTCATATAAATTACTATCAAATACTAAGTATTCCTCAGTATACCCTGCAAATTTAGTAAAAAATTCCATAGAAATACTAATATTTTCATACAATCCTTCAGGGTGTACCTCTACATTAATGGATGGATGTCCCAAACTATACAAAATTCGTTGTCCAAGGGCTTGAAAACTCTCAATTTTTGAGTTTAAGTTTGTGGATTGGAATGCGCTTATAGGTTTTACTTCGCACAGGTTACTATCATGAAGACTCATATGCATTATTTAGCATTTTACACTCACAACATCAAGTGATAGCTATTAAATAGTATTAATAACATCACACCATGAATATAATCTATGTAAAAAATATGCTAGAGATATGTGCTATTGTAGCAGGACTAACTGTTACTTTGATACCAACATATCGCTGGATGAAAAACCGCATAAGGCGTAAGGAAGAGGAAGAAGAGGCTAAGGAAGATGAGAGAAAGACTCACAAAGCTATATCTGAACAAACTCTAGAATCTATTAAAGGAATAGATATACGTTTAAAGAATGTGGAGGAGGAGATTACATTAAGTGATGGGTCTATAAAGAATTTTGTACACGTCATTAAAGCTGAAATTGATACCTCGAATTGGTTGAACCCTAGACCTATGTTTAGGACAACCACTTCTGGATTAAATATATTTGTAAATGAGGCATATTGTCAAATCTGTAAATGTAAGTCTGAAGATCTCATCAATTTGGGATGGATGAATTTCCTCATATCCACCGAGATGGCAGACTCTATACATCGAAGATGGATGTCTTTCGCACACGAACTGACTCAATATAATGATGTAATGCATTTTGTCACAAATGATGGGGAGGATAGAGGTAATTGGAATGTAGTTATCAAACCATTGGGACCAACCACTTTACAAAAAAATGTACTATCTGACGATAGAACTATTATTAAAGAAGATGTGCATGAATATATATGGCACGGAACATTCAAACCAAAAGACGATATTGCTAAGAAAATTGCTGACAATCTGGGAATTCCATACTAAATAGATGCATGAGATATACACCCCCAACCAAATTAGCCATGCGTATAACTTACGGTCTTTTAATAGGATCTATTATATTCACCATGTTTGATTATAATAGATTTTCTAATGTATGTTCCGTGATATCGACCTGTAATCTATTGGCAGCTATTCAATTCAAAAAATATTAATTGAAAAAATAAAGACAAAAAAAGCGAGGTAATTATACCTCGCTTTTTTTTTATATTTATTATTCTATAGGAGCTTCGCCACCAGCCTCCATTGGGGCTTCCTCGCCACCGATTGGCATTTCCTCTGCCATATCGCCCCCAGCAGCAGC